GTTGGTGAGCGCACTACCATACAGCCCATAGCTCAAGGCATTGATAATGGTAGTTTTACCTGTACCGTTGCGAGATCCGTCACCTCCAAGGTCTAAATTTTCTCCAAGAACAAGTGTAAGATCTTTTCGATCAAAGTTCACTGCTTGCGTGGCATTGCCCACGCTCATAAAATTCTTAACTGTTAAATTTTTTATTTGTAACATAAGTTATAACTTTAACATATTTGCACATGAATTCAAACGTTTTTGATAGTTGTTTTCAAAAACAATACTTTTGATTTGTCTTCACATATGGTTGTTTTTTTGTCCGTTCATTATATTACTAAAACAATTTTTTTGTAATTTATTAATTTCGTTATTACAAAATTCATTTTTATAATAATTGAAATTGTAATCTACAATTTCTTGCATGTCAGCATACATGTGTTGTAAGTCAGACATGGATTTACTGGATATGTATTCAATTATTGATACAATTTTTTTACATCTTTGTGTAGGATCTTGTATGTTATCATAACTCTCGTCCCACCACGAATCAAAAGTTTTAAATCCAAAATCTTTTAGTATTTGCAAACTGCCGTAACTTGACATTAATACAAATGGTCTTTTGGCAATGATTGGTTTAAATGTTTTTTCTCCCATGACATAAGTAGGGTAATCAAATGCACTTTCGGTGATCACATATAAAAATGCATGTTGAGATAATTTCACCGCCGGATCTCGATATCTTCCGTATGTGTCTTTGAAATTTTTAAACTCATCTTCTAAGTTGGTGTTTTTCAAAAGTTCTATCACCTCCTTGTCCTTTACTACCCACATGTCATTAATTCTACTAGAATTGGTAGCATATAAAAATCTCAATGATGGAGGACAAACAGTATTTCTATTAGACAACAAATTTATTTTTTTTGGTTTTGGGTCACTAAATGCTCCATAACTTACTATACCTTGATCGAGCAAGTTTTTACTGGCCAACATTGAATATAGCACTGCTCTATGAAATCGTTTGACACCATTTAAACAAATAAATTTTTTTGTGATAGATCCCACATTGTTATTTACATCATCCACTTTGAAATGGATCAAGGGCTGCAGGCCATTTACAATGTGTGAAATAGTGCAATCATCGTTGGTTTCTTGGATACGTAACTTTTCAAGTTGATTGCCTATGTTTTGCTGCGTTAGTATCAAACAAAAATAGTTTGGTATATCTAGAGAAACCAACAATCTTTGTAAGTTTCTCAAAGTTAAACCGGGCTCATCATTGGTTATGTAATATTCTGTGTCATAATGTAAAAAAACGAAACGATAATTTGCATTATAAAAGTTTTTCTTAAGCCGTTTTATTTCATTGTAAAGATCTATCATTCGATAGTCATAATCTAGCAAATTAAAAATGCCATCAAACTCAAAATAATTCTTTAAGATTTTTTCAATATCAGTACTCATAAACTTTGAACTGTTTGTTGAATACCTTGACTAAAGGATCTACACTGATAAGTTGGTAATAGTGTTTTTAACAAAGAAATATCTGGCACTCTCTTTAAACTACTGCCAGATCGTCCAGGTAAAAGCACCCAAGTGGGATCAACAATATTTAAACTTTCACTGATAATCTTAGCAGCATCGAGTATAGGTATTTCTTCGTCGCTTCCAACATTTACAATTTGACCGTTTGCCTTGCCAGTCAAAGCTATTGTTGCATGTATCGCATCATTCACAAAACAAAAACTTCTAGTTTCTTGTGGCCCAATTACTTTAAAGACTCCTTTTGTTTGATTACTAATTTGATCAGCCACAAAATGGCCAGACCTGCTCAAAGGTCCATACACATTAAAATATCTTACAATCATCCAAGGCAAATTGCTGTTGGCTAGATAATTTTCAGCAACTATTTTGGGCAGTCTATAACTCCATCTTGCATTATGAATATTATCAATTGTGACTGTTGTTTTTTCTGGAATGCCATTTTCTGTAGATCCAGCAACCACTTCACTGCTGCTGGCATAAACTAGACAGGTTAAACTTGTACATTTTTCAGCCCAGCCAAACAATTTTAAATCACAATTTAAATTGTTCGCTAACACAGTCAATGGCATTGAATAAAAATAATCAGTACCATTTATGGCCGCCATGTGATAAATCACATCAAAATCAAGGGGCAAGGTATCTAAGCAATCTGCCAAATTGTCTTGTATAAAAACATCACATTGCGGCTTAAGATCGCTTCTAAAACCATTGTCAATGGCCCACACTTGATTGTCTGAATTTTTCAACTGCCTACAAATTTCGTGCCCTAACAAGCCGCTGGCACCAGTTACCAAACATTTCATGTTAGTCTTCTCGAACAGTGATTGGCCATAATTTGTTATCCTGCTGAATTGCACTCAAAAGACTTTGTGGCAAATTGAAACTTGAAAAATCATCTATCAATAGATCTAAATCTTTTGGCAAGCACTTGCCCCCAAATCCTCTTAGTAGTTCATTTACTTCCAAATAACTTTGTTCGCTAGAATCAATTTTGCTTGCCAGTTCTTTTTTTACTGTGTCATAATCTGTTCCGTTAGTTTGGCAAATGTTATAGATATGATTTGCAAAAACCACACGCAATGAGTTGAAGCAGTTGAGTGCTAATTTTAATGTGGCAGCTTCGTGAATGGTCATGGTGTTAAATTTTTTATAGGCCAATTGTTTTATCAATAAACTTGGTTGCCTGCATCCAATAATTATTGGTTCAATCAAACAGTCTGTTTTCCAATGTCTTTCTCGTAAAAATTCTGGACAATAACTCCACCTATCTATGTTGTTTGACATAGTATCAATAAACGACAACGGTATTGTGCTTCTTATCACAAATTCTGCATCAGGGTTGCACACTTGCAATGTTTTACAAGTGTCTAAAATATTTTTTAAATCATAGGCATTATCAGATGGCAAACAGATAAAAATAATATGCATATTTTCTACAACTGTTTGACGGAATTTTTCATTGGCAGTGTCAAGAATTGTTACCTCGTGATTGTCCAACAAACCAACGTGCGTGGCTTGTCCTACAATACCGTATCCAACTATCGAAATCACGACTCGAGCACCCCGGTAATTTGCCATGCGTATCTATCTTGCAATGCAAGATTGTATGTGGCATGTGCTTGATCGCCTTGCCAACTGATCCAATCACCTGCCAGCCAATTGGTCATAGTTTGATTGCCCACCTGAAAGATTTGTCCGTCTAATGCATCTTCAATCATAACGATTATTCTTTTAATTTTTTTGATGTTTTTTACTTGGTGTATTGTACAATATCGTTCATAAAGATCTTTATGGAACGGCAAGTATGTGCCAGGTGTCAGCTTGTTAATTGCAACAGCAATTTTTTTCAATTCTGGAAAATAATTATAAAAAATTGAAATATCCCCAGGCATGGGATTAGGTTCAAAATAGTTCCAAATTGCAATATGATCTTTGCTGTGCCCTGCATTTAAATATTTTTGTAGAAGGTCAGAATCTTTATGAAAATCTAATTTGAATTTTAGATTTTTGATTTGTTCAGGATCCCACCAGGGATCTATATGTCCGGAGTTATTTGCCATAAAAAAACTCCTTGGTTCTTAAATCAGTGTAGTTTTGCCAGTTCCAGCTCTGCCAGGGACTGTGTTTTAACAAGTGGAAAAGTTTTATTCCACGGGCTGCATCTTCGGGCGTTAGGTAGTAATGAAAGCCAAGTGTTTTTACATTATCCACAACATGACTGAGTGTTCTATCTCGCCCATCTCTTACCATGTGCTGAAGTTGGTTGTAATGTTGATAATCATCCAACAATATCATGCCACCGCGTCCTATCGCCAGGTGTTTTTGATATTGGAAACTAATAACAGTGTAAGTACCAGGCTGATACGAGTTTTCTCTCCACTGAGTGGCGGCATCCACAATTGGATATGGATCTAAGGTATAATGTTCATGCCATTTTTCATTTGTGAATTGATATTCAATACCTAAAATTTCCAACGTCATCGGAACACTCATGTACGTGTGAGCCGGTAGTTTCACTTTGCTTGTCACACGAGGCAGTAGCCTTAATACTAGTTCAATTCCATGAGTGCAACAATCAACTGCGACTGCATAAGGTGATCCAAAATATTCCGCAATAATTTTTTCAAAATGATCAACTACCATCCATGGTTGATCAAACTCTAAACCAAGTTCAGTTAGTTTTGCGATATCATTGCGTTTTATATCGTGCATTAAAGATTTCTGTAAATGTCAAGCAATAGTGTTTTATCATACTGCTCGCTTTGAATATTTGTGAGTTGATTGGTAACAATGGTATCCACACTTTCAAACATGATGTTTCCGGTAATATCGTAATTGATGTCTTCGCTAACTACTTTTTGCGGAATAAGAGTTATCTCTCTGAGATTGTAAGTATTGACAAATGTTTCTTTGATAAAAGTTGCTTCTTCGTAACTGATATCTACGTCAAGATTAACACGCACATGCATTCCTGAACTTAATAATTTTTCTGTATTTGTAAGTACATCGCTCAACTGATACACACGGTATCTGGGTTGATCAGGCCAAGCATGATACTCTGGTTCAGCACCCCACTCTAGAATCATCATCCCACGCTCGTCGTCATGGTTGTCTGCGTAGTTGTGTGGAAAGCAATTGCCAATGTATGTAATGTTCTTTTGTGTTTGTCGTTTGTGAAAATGTCCGGTGAATACATGTTCAACACCATGAAAGTCTTCTCTTTTGACATCACCGTGATCGGGCATTTGAACCATGGCATTCATGTAAAACGTAGGCAGTTCGAAATGTCCAAACATGTATTTGGCCGTCAGCTTAGGGATTCGCTTATAATCGTCACCAACCAACCAAGGAGCAATAACCACGTCGCCACTGATATACCAATCATTACAAATATGAATGTTAGGTAAGTTCCGTGCCCACGCCACACTTTGGACATCACGTTTGTCGCGATAATAAAGATCGTGATTGCCAGGAATAAAATAAACAGCTTCAAAATTGTCATTCAAATGCTCCAGGGCCTTGAGGCTATAGTTTAGAGTGACAATGTTGATCGATGCTCGATTATTATGCCAGTCCCCAAGAAAGAACGCAGTTTCACATCCTTCTTCTTTGGCCTTTTGAGTAAACCATTTTATGAAATTCAAACAATCATCATTGTGTGTTTGACTGTTGCTTTTTAATCCAAAATGTATATCTGTGCAGACTGCTGCTCGTTTAAAAAGATTAGACATCTGTATAGTTTACACTTTTATAATTAGCGAAGTCAAACTCAATCGTCGTTGTAATCACCAGAAGGCGAGCCTCCGCCCCACGATCCCATACCTTGTCTAGTATAGCTGGGAGTCAAACCGTTCATTTCAAGAATATCATCTCGTAAGTTTTGGTTGCGTTTTTCGATATTAAGAACTCTAGTAAAACTATTAGTGATAGCGGCAGTGTAATAAGCGAACGGGTTCTGACTCTTGCTTTCATCAAATTGTAATCCTATCTGAGATAACTGTAGTAATGCTTGACTACGCATTTCATCATTATAAGTGTAGCCTCGCCAATTGCTGCGTGTAGCATAACGTTCACATAATTTTATAAACATATGTGCTAGTTTTGGGGTCATGGTGCCATGATCTCGACAAAAACTTCCTTTATCTATGTCACCCTTCCAGTGGCTTATTCCAACGCAATATGGTATTTTTTTATCTGTAATTTTATAATGTTTAAACGGAGGAAAATTAATCTTAACATACTTGGCTGTTGTTGGAACAGCGTCATCTAGGTCGTATTCAGTATGAATAGATTCTTCATCTGATGGGTCTGGGGCTTTTTTCTTTTTGCTGTTATCTATGGGGACATGCTCCCACGTGGATATTCTAAAAACTATCTCGGTATCCGGGATTTTTTTAGGATCAATGCTAAAGTCATCTAATCTTAGTTTATCTGTAGTTTGTGCCTGTGCCTGTTCGTAATTTACCCTGGCTAAACGATCTGCACGTAATCTACGTGCTTCGGCAATAGTGTTTCGATTAATTTTTGATAGGCTGTCAAGTATAATATCATAGTGTGCATCGCCGGGCGAAGCAAAACTACAGTAAGTCATTTTACTTTTATGAATTTCTTTAAGTATATCTCGATTGTTAAGATAGTTATGTTTCAATTTTGTTTCCTTTAAATATGCTGTTAATTTAGCAAATAAATACTAAAATTACAAGAGGATCTTTTAAAAATGGGCGTAGTTGTTGACGGAACAGGTAATACTACTAATATAAGAACAGATGCAGATGAAGCTGCTTGGCGTTCTAAATACGGGCCATATAAACCTTATCCAGGTCCTGAAGCAGCTAATGCTACTTCTGGCAAAGGTGGAACTGCATTTGACCCAGGACTTGTTAGAAAACTTCGAGCGGGATTTGACCCAATTGGGGGAGGAACTACTTTTACAGCTATAGCCGGTAGCATTTCCGGAGGAAACCCGAACCCGGGGGACAGTAATATAAAATTTGGCAGTACAGCCAAAGATCCAGGCAATTGGAGAGTCAGTGTAAGTGTTCCTGTAAATAGCGGAATTCTTTATTATGATGCTAATGCTAGGATCCTTTCGCCTCTTCGTGAAACAGGGGGTGTTGTTTTCCCATATGTACCTACTGTTACAGTAAATCACACTGCTACATATAGTAGTCAAAATTTAACACATACTAACTACAGCAATCACTTTTATGAATCTAGTGCTGTTCAAAGTATTAGCATAACAGCAGATTTTACTGTTCAAAACGCATCTGAAGGTGCGTACTTTCTAGCTGCCTTGTACTTTTTCCGTGCTGCTACCAAAATGTTTTATGGTAAAAGCGGAAAGTATCAAGGTGCACCACCACCAATAGTGTATCTTGATGGCTATGGTGCACATTATTTACCACATGTTCCTTGTGTTGTGACTGCTTTTAGTCATACTATGCCATCTGATGTAGATTATATTGAAACTGCGGTATCAGGCGAAAGTATAACCACTAATAGATCTTCAGAAATTTCAGTCCCTGGCACCAATGGTGTAAAAATAAATGTATTTGGAGCGGCCGGGGACACCCTGTCAAAAAATGCAAATTTTGGTGCAGCAAATAAAATTAATGCACCAAGAACAATTACAACTACACAAACTCCGGTTAATAAAACCAGAGTGCCAACCGCTAGTCAATTTCAAATAACATTCCAACCTGTTTATAGTAGAAACATGCAAAGAGAATTTGATTATTCAGCATTTGCTAGAGGAGATTTAATTAGTAAGGGAATGATTTAATGAGCAAGGTTACATACTCATCTAGCAGTCCATATTTTCAAACACAAAAATTTGGTATTTTCTTAGATTTAATGGTCAATAGACCTATTACTAAATTAGCCGACGATGTACTTTATGAAATTGATAAAGTGTATGAATTTAGACCGGACATGTTGGCTTTTGATTTATACGGAGACAGTAGATTGTGGTGGGTGTTTGCACAGCGTAATCCAAACGTTCTTAAAGATCCTTTATTTGATTTTCGTGCAGGTGTAAGAATTTATGTGCCAAAAAAAACTACACTGCAACAAGATTTAGGGGTCTAATCGGTGGCATATCAAGAACAGATATCTCAAATTGACAGCAAAATTTCTGCTCTTGAATCACGGAAAGTAGCAGCAGAAAATCTTGGATTTACCAATAATGCTGAGATTCTTCAACGAGAAATAGATGCACTACAAGAACAAAGAAATCAAACACAAGTACAGTTGTCTGCACAAAATTCTGCTGCTGGACAAACAGCCGAACAACAAGTAGATAATAATACTCCAAAAGATATACCTGGATCTGGCGATAGCACTGCTGCCGCCCAGGCCAGAACAGCAGAAGAAGCACTAAACCCAGACGGCACAACATCAGGAAAAAGTTCATTAAATGAATCAGAATCCGCTAAAGTTGTTGCGGCAAATAACGGAACCACTGACCAACAAATATTTGCCGCTCAAGGAGGAGTTTTATCTGGCGGAAGCGGTAGTCGAAGAGATGAATCTAATTTTGATAAAGAAGCTATAAAAACTAATACCATTGGAACTAAACAAACACCGTACGTAGAAAAATACAATCAACTACATGATTATACTAGTTATACCTATAGAATTACCTTATTCTTGCTAACCGCAGAAGATTACACAAAATTAGTTGATAATCCAAAAACGTTTAAACCAAAATATGCTCTTATTAGTAGTGGAGGAGCTTTTGCAGAAACTGCAGGAAATGGTCCTATTAGACATCCAGATTTCCTAGAAGATTTTTTTATAGAAAATTTAAGTATAGAAACTATAGTAGGACTTAATGCACGAACAAAAGCCAGTAATGCTGTAGATATAGCATTTAATATCATTGAACCATATGGTATGAGTCTATTAGATAGACTTATGTCGGCGTGTGATGTAACCGCTTCATGTAAAAATTATGTAGAACAACCGTATCTATTGCAAATTGATTTTATAGCTAATGTAATTGAAAAAAATAGTGCTCTTGGTGACAGCGGTATATTAATCAATACCAAGAGTATTCCTATTAGATTTACAGAAATGAAAATTAAACCAGGATCCGGTGGTACAGAATATAATGTTAGAGCCATACCATTTAATCATACAGCATTTTCTGAAAGTGTAAGTGCCGTTCCTATTAACATGGAAGTAACTGCTACTACAGTAGGAGACTATTTTGATAGCACTGAATTAATTAACGAGTTTATTGATCAATCTAAAATTAGCGAAGAAAGAATAAATGCTGCTGTTAATAAAGAGGTTCTCAGGATTAAACAAACAACAGGAGATACACTCGAAGAAGATGATATTCAAAGATTAAGAGAAAAAATAAAAGCTAGTCAAATATATAAAGTCAAGAGTTTTCCTAACGCCTACAACCAATTTATGAAAAGTCTAGTTGGGCAAGGTAAAGCAAAGTTTACTCAACCACCATCTTTAGTAGCTTTTAACATTCACGATGATATTAAAAATAGTTTAATTGTAGATGAAAATAAAACTAATGCAGATAAGGCAGAGTTTTCTGATGCAGATAGTAATTATTCATTGACTATTGATGGGTCAAGTCAATTTTTTAAAAGTAAAAGTGTGTTTAATATTCATGCTGGCACTAATGTATTAGGACTAATTGAGAGAGTAATGAACTCAAGCGAATATATCAAGTCTCAAGTACAAACAGCAAAAAAACAAGAAGAAGAGGCAAGACAACGTGCTAATGAACAAGGTTCAGGTGCTAACAGTAAGGTTACTTCTAGAACACAACCATTAACATGGTACAAAATTATTCCGCAAGTTTATCTTAAAGATTTTGATGCGGCCAGAAATGCCTACAGTAAAGTTGTAACTTATTCTATTCTTCCTTATACAACGTCTAATTTATATCATCCTGATTTTAAAAAAACAGTTATTAGCAATAAAAAATGTGTAAGAAAATATGATTATTATTATACTGGATTAAATCGAGATATTATTAGCTTGGATTTTGATTTTAATTCTGCTTTCATTGCTCAGATCACGGCTTTTCAGGATTATAAAACAGCCTCAGGAAGTTATGATGGTGCTGACCCCGAAGCGCCAGGAGGTGCTTACAGCCCAGAAATGCAAACAGCAATAGCTCCAATAGCTAATAATGTTTTGTCGGCTATTACCAACGGCCAAGTTACTAGAAGTTCTTTTAATAATCCAAATTCATCAAATCAGGTGGTAGAAAAAAGACCACCTCCTCCTGATTTACCAATTAGCACAGTGGCAGTTATTAACAATACAAGATATTCCGGACAAAACAATAGAAATCAAGATCCAAGAGATGCAAGTGTAGCTAGTCTTACTAATAGTATATACACAAGTAGTCGTGGTGATATGTTGAATTTGCGTATGAAAATTGTTGGGGATCCGGCTTTTATCAAACAAGATGAAATTTTTGTTAATCCAATGAGTCCAGATTATACAAAATTAGTAAATTCAAATATAACTGCAAATACTCCACCAATTGACTTAGAAACTCAACAAATTATTTTTGACCAAGAAGAAGTATATGTACAGATTAATATTAAAAATGCCATTGATATCAATGATAGTATTGGTATCACAAATAAACAAATTATATTAACTAACGGTAGAACTACCAATGGATCATTTAGCGGTATATTCAGAGTGATGAAAGTCAAAAGCGAATTTAATCGCGGACAGTTTGTACAAATCTTAGAATTAATTAGATTGCCCGCCGAACAAGTCTCAATTGAGGATCTGGCCACCTCGACAACTAATGCAACAGTTGTTGGATCAAGAACACCAGGAACAGATCTGCCAGGCACTAACTTACCAGCTGAAGCTGGAGTAAATTTACCGCAAGTAGATGAAAAATTAAAATCAGCAGGAGCATCAACAAATGTTAATCCTGTATCTGACACTCAAGGAGCAGGAACTCCACGTGAAAGTGATAAGTCAGTAGCAGCGGCACCTGCACTAGATAGCACCACACAAAACGCTAATTCTAGTAGTGCTACTAGTTTAACACTAGTAGAACAAATTGAAAGAACAACAGCTTTACAGAAAGAATTACGTTTGTCTCTAACGGATCTTACGCAAAATACACTCGCTTTTAACAATGAGATTATTGCGGCGAGGGAAAATCCTAATCTATCAGTTAAAGAAAAAATTGACCAAGAAATTGCTATCAAGCAAAGAAGGGATCAAAAGTTTAATCAATATTTTGAATCATTTAACAATATTAAAAATCGAGCCGATGCATCAAATTTAACAAATACATCTGCTGGGACGCTTTACTTTAATATTGGGGAAATAGAAGGATTATTGATTCAACGTAAAACAGATGGATTAAAATCAATTGAACAACTACAGCAAAAACTAAGTCAGTTATAAATCGAGGAAAAAATGGCAACAGATCGACGTGCAGGAAGTAAACAACCAGATTGGATAACCAGAGAAAATAGTCCAGGGGTACGTGTAGACTCTGGACCTTTTATAGGTAAAATAAAAAATAATGTTGATCCGGCTAGACTAGGACGAGTCCAAGTTTGGATTCCTGATCTTGGTGGACAAGAAGATGATCCCAGTAACTGGTATACCATAAGTTATGCTAGCCCTTATTTTGGTAGCACAACAGGCACTAGTGCAGAACAAATTGATGTATATGGAGCAGAAAAACAAACATATGGATTCTGGGCTGTACCTCCTGACTTAGACAACTTTGTTTTAATAACTTTTGTAATGGGAGATCCTAGTAGAGGTTACTGGTTCGCCTGTGTACCTAATACTCCAGTACAACAAATGGTTCCTGCAATTGGACGTCCGATTGATAACCAACAGATAATAGTATCTGATGAATTTTTTAATCGCACTGAATTTGACAGTTATCTTCCTGTCACAGAGTTGAATATGTCGGCAGGTGATAATGATACCAAGTCTAATTTTGCAACTGCTCCTAAACTTATTCACAAATATCAGGCTAACGTTGTTATTGAACAGGGACTAGATACAGATCCTCTAAGAGGCACAGTAACTAGTAGCAGTCAGCGTGATACACCAAGCCGTGTAATAGGAATCAGTAGTCCAGGAAGACCTTTTCCTGACACAGCAGAAATACCAGATTTTGAAAATAGATTAAAAGCTGGTGAATATAAAGTTGGCTCAGCTGAGTTATTACCAATCTATAGAAAAGGTGGCCATACTTTTGTAATGGATGATGGTGATGCTTTTGGCGACAGTAATTTAGTAAGACTACGTAGCGCCGGCGGCCACCAAATAATAATGCACGACACTGCTAATGTTATGTATATTAGTAATAGCTTAGGCACTAGCTGGGTGGAACTTACCCCTGATGGAAGTATTAATATATACGGTGCCGGAAATGTTAGTGTAAGAGCACAAAAAGATTTAAATCTACATAGTGATGCTAATGTAAACATTCATGCTGGTGATACTATTCAAATGTTTGCAGGATCTACAATACATACTCAAACACAAAATCATTTGTTGACAGCCTCGTCAATTTATAATGTAAATGCTGGTGTAGTTGGAATCAGAGCCGGCGGTAAAATGAATGTAAGATCTATAAATGGAACTTGGGAATGTTCTAGTCTATTTTCTATTAAAGCCGGAACAGGAACTTGGGAAACTTCGGGAGAGACTTCAGTTTATTCAAGTACCGGGGGTTGGAAAACTTCGGGAGAACTTAAACTTGTTGGTAGCCAAATACATTTAAATACTCCAGGTAAAGTGCCAACTGCACCAGTAGCACCACCTCAGCCTGAAATTAATCCAAACTTAATAATGTTTAAGCAAACAGATGTAAGAAAAGATGATGAAACAGGAAGATGGTTTAAGTATGAAAACGAATTTGAAAGTATAGCACCATTTACGCCAACTCATGAACCATGGAATCGAGCAACAGGAATCAAAAAGTTTAGCGACGGAACGGTAGATTCTGCAACACCACGCACACAATCTCCAGGAATATAAAATGCCAGTAAATGTAACTGAATATATTAACAATCTTGCAGCTAGCGATCCTAAAATTGCCGCCAATGTTAGAAAAGGTGTGAAGGTAAGCACTGCTTTTTTTCAAGCAGTCGAAAGTGGCAATTTTAATGCTAGTCAAATAGTAGACACAGCTAATCTAAGTCCACAAGATCGTGCAAATTTAAATGCAATGAATGCTGGTATATCTTCAATAGGGGCATTGGCCAATGGCCAAATACCTATAGCAACTGGAGCTATAGCAGGAACTGTTTCTAATGTAGCATCAAGTATTTCTGGTGTAGTAGGAAATGTACAAAGTTCTTTGACCACCACTGCAGGAAAATCAAAAAATAAAGGAATAGAAGAATCACTTAAACAAAACTTTACCAATGGTGCTACCAGAGAATACTTAGACATTGCCGACGCACCTACCGGAGTGGCTCTTCTTAAAGATAAAACTAGTATTCCTATTTTATTGCAAAGTGAAGTAAAAGCTCTAATGGTACAACTGGGATATTTAGCTACAACCTGGACTCTAGATTATAACTCACCGCCAAAATTTGGAAGATATGCCGTACATAATACAACATTAATGAACTATGGATACAAAGACAGTAAAACAGGAAATTGGTCTGGACAAGATGGAATAAAAAATGACAATGATTTTTTATTTGACAATAATGTTCAAGATCGTATAATGCAGCGTTTTATAGTAGATCAATATAGAGCCTTAATTAAGTGCAATGCTATACGTGACGGCGATAGTAAAGCAATCGTTGGGGGCATGATTGCTGTATCTTATTTTTTCCAAGATGCTAAACCAAGCTTGGCTGCCGGTTTGCAATCTGCCGGATCGCTGATAGGCACATTAGGAGTAGGAGATCCTACACAATTAGTAGGATCAGCGGCTGACTTTACAAATAGTGCTACACAGGCACTAGAATTTACTGGAACCGGAACCACCGCCAGTTTACAAACTGAATTAGGTTCTGTGTTAACTAACGTAGAAAAAGTCGTAGGTAGTATTCCTGGCGCAGCTAAAACAGGGACAACCACAGATTTAACAACGCTCACACAAGTAGGATCATTAAAAAATGCAGCAGTAAAAGCAGCTGAATCTGTAGCCAAAAGTGATATAGCTGGTAAACTTGCTGCTAAGGCCGACGTTAGCAAATTTAGTGCAGCAGCCAGCGACTTTGCTGCTAGTCTACCAGCAAACAAAGCCAAAGACTGGAGAGATACGGGAACAGGTGGTGCGGCCGAATATTATAACGCAGGAAAATATGCAGTTCAGACATTAGCAGCCGACATAACAACGTAAATACTATTATGACTATTAGATACAAAGGCTTTAATACTATAAACCAACAGAAAAAATTTAAATTGGTTGATATAGATCTTGTGAAAAGAGATTTATTAAATCATTTTGCAATTAGAAAAGGTGAGAAGTTGATGAATCCAAATTTTGGAAGTTTAATTTGGAACATGTTATATGAACCTATGACTACAGAAGTGCAAAATGCTATAGTGGAAGATGTTAAACGTGTAGTTTCTTACGATCCAAGATTACGTGTTGATAACGTGATCATTGATACCTACGACAAAGGTATACAACTTCAAATTGATCTTACATTTTTACCTCAAAATTATTCAGATCGATTATTGTTACAGTTTGATAGCACAAGCAACCAAATTACAACTAGATAATAATAGCTGTTTATTTTAACCATAAATACATGATATTAGGTACAAAATATGGCTATTACAACAAGACAAACTAGTTTATTAGTTCAACAAGATTGGACCAAGATATATCAGACTTTTAGAGAAGCGGATTTTCAAAGTTTTGATTTTGAAACACTTCGAAAAAGTATGCTCGAATACTTGCGTACTTATTATCCAGAAGATTTTAACGATTTTACGGAAAGTTCTGAATATATTGCACTTATAGATCTAATAGCATTTTTAGGTCAAAGTTTATCTTTTAGAGCTGATTTAAATACACGAGAAAATTTTTTAGACACAGCTGAAAGAAGAGATAGCATCCTTAAATTAGCTAAGTTAATAAGCTATAATCCTAAAAGAAGTATTCCAGCATCTGGATTTTTAAAATTTGAAAATATTAGTACGTCTGAATCTGTATTTGATAGTCTAGGAAACAATCTAGCTAACACTAATATCAGTTGGAACGATAACACAAATACCAATTGGCTAGAGCAATTTACAGCTATCATAAATGCGTCGCTATTGTCCTCACAAGTGGTTGGTAAGCCCGGGGCATCAAATGTAATCAATGATGTTAAAACCGATGAATATACAGTGAATGTTCTAGGAGGTATTACACCAGTATATGCATTCAGTGCATCAATAGCCGGAGTATCCTATCCAATTGAAGTAGTTAGTGCAACCTCATTAAATGAAAATTACATCTACGAAAATGATCCAAGACCAGGATTGGGATTTAATTTTCTATACAAAAACGATAATCAAGGGAATGGTAGTAATAATACTGGTTATTTCTTTTATTTTAAACAAGGTGAACTAAAAAATCTTGATTTTAATATAACGGAAAGCCTGCCCAATAGATTAGTTAATATAAATTTTGATAATATTAACAACTCAGATGTTTGGTTATATTCACTTAATTCTAACGGCAGTGCTGATACTTTATGGACTCAAGTTCCTTCTGTAAATGGAATAAATGTAATTTATAATAATTCTACAGAAAAAAACTTATACAGTGTTAATACAAGAGCCAATGATCAAATTGATTTAGTATTTGGAGATGGAAGTTTTACCAACATACCATCAGGTAATTTTAGATTATATTATAGAGTTTCGAATAATTTAACCTATAAAATTACACCAGATGAAATGACTGCTATCACAATCGCTATACCTTATAGAAGTAGAGCAGGCCGGGCTGAAACATTAACAATCAGAGCAAGTTTAAAATACACAGTAACTAATGCCACGGCCAGAGAAACACTTGAAGAAATTAGGAATAAAGCACCTCAGCAATATTATACTCAAAATAGAATGATCACCGGAGAAGACTATAATATTCTTCCCTATACAACATTTAATTCTATTTTAAAAGTAAAAGCAGTCAACAGATCAAGTTCAGGAATTAGTAGATATCTTGATGTTGTTGACGCCACTGGCAAATATTCTAGTACGAACATTTTTGCCCAAGACGGAATAATTTATCAAGAAGATCAACTTGATACAGAGACTTTTCAATTTACCAGTAGCACCGAGGCACGATTTATAACTATAAACACTTTGTTGCCTTTAATTGCTACAAAACCTACAGAACATCTTTATTATGATACAGCAACACGACAAAGTCCTATAGGAAGTTCCGCTTCGGCATCAACTATTCTTAAAGGCAAGGCATATAAAATTGTCACTGCAGGAACAACAGATTTTATTGATCTTGGTGCGGCAAATAATAGTGTGAATACTACTTTTATAGCTTCAAGAAATGGATCTGCCGGTGATGGGTCAGGCACAATTGCCCTATTACCTTCATGGACTCAAACGTCTTCCTCGGGAGGAAGGAGCACAGGCACATTTAACAGCCCAAGTTATACATTTTTAAAAACAGGATCGTTGGTTAAGTTTATTGCACCAACTGGAAAATATTTTGATGCACAAAATCAATTACAAAGTGGAAGTCCTTCGACCGAATTTGAAAAAAATTATATTTGGGCAAGTATTGTAAGTTATAATTTACCTGGCTCTGGTCCGGCAATATTAAGCATAATTGTTCCTACAGGATCAATAATTTCTGAAATTATTCCAGTATTTGCCAATGACTGGACTACAGGCTTAATCAATGATATCGTTAATAGAATGCTAAGTAGGAAAAATTTTGGAATAAGATATAATATTCCTACCATGACATGGACTATTATAGAAGAAGAAAATTTAAACAAAGGTAGTTTTAGTTTAACCTATGCAGGAGATACTTCGGCAACTGGAAAAGATTCCAGTTGGTTTATTAAATTAGAATATCAAAATCAATCATATACAGCAGTGTCACGTGGAATTAATTATTTTTTCCAAAGTGTTAGAGAAACAAGATTTTATTTTGACCCAGACGTGAGAGTTTATGATAGTAAAACAGCTTCGACTAAAGTTGATAAAATTACTCTATTACGATCAAATACGCTACCTGACAGTTCAGATAGCTTGTATTATTCTCAAGAATACAAAATTTGGAATAGAGTAATTGATGCTGATGGTTATGAAGACAATAGAAAAATCCTTATAACTTTTCCAGATACAAATGCAGACGAGGTACCCGATGACCCAGATTTATTTTTAAGATTTGTACAACCTGATACTAATCCACAGAACAAATTAGTATTTTTTGAATTGACCACTGATGAATTTAGTTTTCAGAGATACAATCCTTTGCCAGTTAATACCGTAGTAATTACATATCCTACACAATCTTTAATAAATTTAAATAAAAACAACTACGCATTAGATACTATTTTCTATGCTTACAGTGAAGATATTTTTTACACTAATTCTATTACCGGAGTGGTACAAACATCTCAATATATTGCTAGAACTGGTAGACAGAATGTTTATTTCCGATATGAACATAATGCACCTAACAATAGAAGGATAGATCCAAGTCCCAATAATTTAATTGATTTATACATTCTTACTAAAGATTATGCTAATCAGTATACTTCATATATTATTGATACTAGCGGAAGTATTCCAGAACCTGCAGCACCCAATGGTAATGATCTAAGAACTGAATATAATAGTATTGAAAATTATAAATCAATAAGCGATAATTTGATTTATAACAGTGCTAAATTTAAACCCCTATTTGGTAACAAAGCTGATATTGCATTACAAGCGGTGTTTAAAGTAGTCAAAAATCCAACAGTAAATATAAGTGACAATGACATTAAAACAAGTGTAATTAGTGCTGTTAATACATATTTTGATATTAACAATTGGGATTTTGGAGAAACATTTTACTTTAGTGAACTTAGTGCATACTTGCATTCGGCATTGTCACCAAATATTAGCAGTATTATTATTGTACCAGCCGACACATCTAGTAATTTTGGCTCTCTATATCAAATTAATGCTGAACCTAATGAAATATTAATTAGTGCAGCAACAGTTGATAATGTTCAAATTATAAGTGCAATTACCGCAGGACAATTAAATTTAGGATTGTGACATGGCAGTTAGGAAAACCGTACAATTTTTACCAGAAATATTTAGAACAGAATCTAATAGAAAATTTCTTAATGCTACATTAGATCAACTTATTGCCGAACCTGAGTTAAAAAGAATTGATGGTTATGTTGGAAGAAAATTAGCTCCTTCATATAAAACTTCTGATAGTTATATAATTGAACCTTCAAATGATAGACAAAATTATCAGTTAGAAGCATCAGTTATTATCAAAGATGAAATTACTAAAAAAGTTAATTTTGCTGTAACTTATCAAGATCTAATAAATCAAATCAAATATTATGGTGGATTAACTGATCAACATAATAGATTATTTAATAATGAATACTATACTTTTAACCCCAGAATTGATTTAGATAAATTTATCAATTTTAGTCAATATTATTGGTTAAAAGATGGACCAGATTCTGTATTAGTCTCTGCGTCAGACATTTCTCTTAACATTGACTATACAGTTTCTTACGATCCAATTTCACAAAAATATACATTTACCGATATCGACGGAGTTGGAAATCCTACATTAGCACTAGCACGAGGTGGTAGATATATTTTTAGATTTGAAGATCCGACAACTAGATTTTTTGTACAATACAAACCAGGATCATCAGGAGTAGATCCAAACTTTCCAAACATTAGCTCCCGAGATGTCTTAGGTATTACAGAACTTGACACAAATGGTACTTTTGTTTTTAATGTGCCGACGGTTAATGCTCAGATTAGCTGGTCACAAATGACACTGGCAGGCACTGCCGATTATGCAACTGATCTAAGCTTTAAGGATATACACGGATCAACTGTTAATGATTTAAACACATTGTTAGGCGGTGTTGATGGTGTGGTAACAGATCTTAACAACAAAACTATTCTTTTTGTAAACAATAATCTAATTGATGATGTGTTTTGGACTGATTTAGAAGCCACGGTTACCAATGGGGTAGTAACTTTTAATACGTCTAGTACTTTGCCTATCGGAAACAGAAATGATGTTTATATAGCAAGAATATATCCTGATCAAAATGGGGTTGAAAGAATAGTTCTAGAGTTATTTCAATCTATCAATAACGAACAAAAAATAAGAATAAACGCTGGTTTGACAAAAGCCGGTTTAGAATATTATTCAAGATACGGGCTACTTAATCGTGTTCCTGTGCTAACAGCTAGTTTGGATATATTATATTATCAAAACCCAGTTGACAATGCAGCAGTCGGGCTGATACAGATAGTAGACACTAATTCTGGAACGATAGATCCTTCACAAGATATTGAAGGACAAGCGGAATATGTAAGTCCAAATGGTGTAATTTTTACCAATGGACTGAAAGTTGTATTCGACTCTAGTGCAGGAGAAAGTTATCAGGGAAAATCTTTTTATATAGAAGGAGTCGGATCTGCAATTAAACTTATACCATTTGACGATATGGTTGGACCAGAGTTAGACAATCTTGAAACACCAGATTATTTGACAATAAGTCGTGCAAGTATAGATAAAAATGCATGGTCCAGAACAAATAAATGGGTCCATCAAGAAGTTATTATTGCAACAGCAGAGTATAATAACACAGATTTAATACTAGATCAGAATTTAAGAGCCAGAAGACCAATTATAGAGTTTGAAAGTAGTGTGCAATTATATAATTATGGACGCGAAGCGAAAGCACCAATTGATGTATTAGATACATTGGTAACAAATGCTTATCAACAAATTCAAGGTATTCCTGTTATCACGGCACCTTATACTTCACATACCTTTACCATTGGAGGACAAAATCTTACGCTTACTAGTGGTACAAGAGTTGTGTTTAGTAATGATATTAATAATAATGTAAAAAATAAAATATTTAATTTTTCAATCGTATTATCTAGCGAAAGTCCAGATGAATATAAAACTTACCTTGAAGAAGCAACTGATACCTTAGTAGAAGAAGGACACACTGTATTAGTTAAATCAGGATCAAATGGACAAAAACAATGGCATTTTAATGGTACCAATTGGATAAGCAGCCAACTTAAAGAAACTATCAATCAAGCACCATTATTTGATGTTATTGATTATACCGGAAATAGTTTTTCAAACGATAACATTTATCCTAGTACAACCTTTACTGGCACTAAAATTTTTAGTTATGCCCAAGGCACCGGATCCAATGATCCAATATTAGGATTTCCTTTGAGTTACAGAACTATTGTTTCTCAAGGAGATATTCAATTTGATAACTTTTTTGATAATGATTCTTTTACTCATCTAACCGGTGATAATATCAATATATCTAAAAAAATCAATACAGGACTGCTACAAAAAAATATATCTAGAACCACTTCGCAAAGATATAATCTTTGGACTATTGCTCAAGATTTTAGCAGACAGTTTCAAATTTACTCTTTTACCTATGATGGCCAAACTAATCTATTTGAAGTAGATAGTTTACCAGATTCATCAACTACCTCGATAAACTTAAAAGTTGTAGTTAACAATCAAACATTAACCGCTGATGATTTTGCAAGCACACAAATTGTTGATCGTTATGCGATTTTAATTAATCCAGATTTATTAACGGAGGGAGATGCTATCTTTATTAGTATTTTCAATGCTAATAATTCAAATCCTAACGCATTTTATGAAGTACCACTGAATCTTGACGTCAATTCGTTGAATACTAATTTAACTACTGTTACTTTAGGGCAGATGCGTAATCATCTAAGAGAATTACGCAATAATAATAGAAATGTAATAGGTGATGTGCCAGGCACAAGTAATTTAAGAGATGTTCAATATCTAAGTTCTGGTGGTAGTATTTTACAACACAGTGCTCCTGCAGTATATTCTGGTCTTTTCTTGAATCACCCACAATTAAATTTTGTTAATAGTATTCAATTGGCCGCCGATGAATATAATAAATTTAAAATTAAATTTTTAGAACTAGCAAAAAAATTAGAACTAGATCAATTTGACATTCAGGGTAGTGTTGATACAATTTTAAAAACAATAAACTCAGTTAAAAACGATCAATTCCCTTGGTATTACAGTGATATGGTACCATACGGCGCCGACTTTAGATCTATTTTACCTACATATACAGTATTAGATCCAGAGATAACTTCCTATGAAATTAGCACAATTTTTAATCCACTTTTAATTAGCAATCGTGCAGTTTTAGTATATCTTACAAGAACGGTTGATGGAATTACTACTACCCAACAATTAGTTTTAGACAGAGATTATATATTCAGACAAGATAGACCTGCTATTGAAATACAAAATACTTTTAGATTACTATTCAATGATTTAATAACAATTTACGAATATACAAATACTGATGGTAGTTATATTCCAGAAACACCAACAAAATTAGGTTTATATCCTAAATTTGTTCCAGGAATATTTTTAGATAATACCTATCGCGAACCAATCAATGTAGTACAAGGTCATGATGGAAGTATCACTCCATGTTTTAATGACTATAGAGATGACTTACTACTAGAATTAGAATTAAGAATCTTTAACAATATCAAAACAATTTATGACGAGAATATTTTTAATATTAATGATTATATTCCCGGAAAGTTCAGAATAACTGAGTATTCAAGACAAGAATATAATCAAATATTAAGCAAAGACTTTTTACGTTGGGTGGGTACAAATAGAATAGATTATAGTTCTAATACGACCTTTCAAGCATCAGATCCTTTTACTTGGAATTATAGAAGATTCAGAGATATTATCAATGGGGAAAGTCTGCCAGGGTCTTGGCGTAGCATTTACAGATATTTTTATGACACTGATAGACCACATACCCACCCATGGGAAATGTTAGGTTTCAGTGACAAACCTAGTTATTGGGATGATAGATATGGTCCTGCACCATACACCGGAGCAAACTTACTTTTATGGACAGATTTAAGTTTAGGTTATATACATGCAGGATTACGACAAGGCTATGATTTACGTTATCAAAGACCAAGAATCATCGACGACACCGGAGCAGTTGTACAGCGTGGGTTGTTAGACATCATACCTGTTGATGACAGTGGTAATTTAATAAGTCCAGAAAAAATATTGGTCGCTGATTTTGATAGCGCCAAAGCAAATATTAGTTTTGCAGTTGGTGATATTGGACCTGCTGAATTAGCTTGGCGACGTAGCAGTGATTATCCTTTTTCAGTAAACTTGTCGATGGCACTAATGAAACCAGCAAAATATTTTGGTTTATTGATCGACATAGAGAATTACAAACGAAATTTAACAACTGCACAATTTACCTACAAAGAAAGTGGGCAGCATTTAACACCGTCTCAGATTACAATCAATGGCTATAATGACAATGGAACAACACAACGTGCTTCAAGTTATGTAAATTGGGTTAGAGACTACATTAAAAATCTTGGTATAAATGATGCAAGTACACTTGTTTATAAAACGTTACGCAACTTGAATCTACAATTAAGTTATAAAATGTCAGGTTATACTGATAAAAAGTTTATAAACATTCTTGCTGAACAAAGCAGTCCTAGTAGTATTAATGATACAGTTCTGATTCCTGATGAAAACTATAGTATAGAAGTTTTCAAAGGGTCACCAATTGAAAAAATTGTTTACAGTGCTGTAATCATCGAGCGTGGTTCTACAGGATATATTGTAAGCGGATACGATTTAGATAATCCATATTTCTTTATCATTCCAAGTTTGCCAAATAATAATAGTTATGTGATTTCTGTTAATAATGAACGAGGAATAATCTATAGAGATTTTAAACAATCAAAATTGACTGTTCCGTATGGGTTTGAATTTACTACAAGACAACAGGTAGTAGACTTTTTAGTTGGCTATCAAAGATATTTACAAAGTAAAGGTTTTGTATTTGATAACTTCAACGATAATCTTAAAAATGAACAAGATTGGATATTAAGTGCTAAAGAATTTTTAAATTGGGCACAGCAAGGATGGAAATCTGGAAGTGCATTAGTTTTAAGTCCAACTGCTGATAATTTAAAAGTTTATGATAATCTTGCAGTGGTTGATTCAATTACAAATAATGTTTATGGAAGTCAACTACTAGATATAAATTTTAATCCAATTAAAAATAACAACTTCGTCGTAAACAGAGAAAATAACATCTTTACCTGTTCTATCAGTAAAAATCAAATCATCGGGTTAGCAAAATTAAATTTAGTTCAATATGAACATTTATTAATATTAGACAATGTAACTGTTTTTAAAGATATCATTTATGTTCCGGAGTTAGGTAACAGACAATATAGATTAAAATTAGTGGGTAGTAAAACAGACAATTGGTCTGGAACGTTTGAACTCCCAGGTTTTATCTATAGCTCTGAAAATATAGAAGAGTGGATTAGTGGCAAAGATTATCTAAAAGGAACTATAGTTAAAAACAAAAACTTAACTTATGTAGCACTCGATAATGTAACAGCAAGTGACAAACTTCAACCGGGGGTTTGGAAACAATTAGCCACAGATGAACTGAAATTTGGAGTTTTAAATAACTTTGCAACAAATTCTGCCAATCTATTAGATTTCTATAACATAGATAATCAACCCAACGACGAAAAGATTCAGTCGTTTAGCGATGGAATTATTGGATTTAGATCAAGGTCTTATTTTAATAACATAGGTATAGACATTACAACTCAAAGTAAATTCTATCAAGGATTAATTAAGCAAAAAGGCACAAAAAATTCAATTGATGCTCTTAAAGGAGCAAAATTTAAAAATTTAAACACTTCAATTGATTTTTATGAGAATTGGGCAGTAAGGGTAGGAGAATACGGGTCAATAGACAATAATAGTTATGTAGAAGTTATCTTAGATGAAGGATCAATAGTTAGTAATCCAGCTGGAATACAATTAATTGATAACACAGAAGATCTAGTGGAAGGTTTTGTTGGCTACACTCAAAATGACATTTATAAATCACAAAATTTTTCTTCGACAAATATATTCAGAATAGAAAATAATAGTTATTCTAAACAACTTAAGGAATTACCCGCTGCAGGATTTGTAAACTTAAATGATATTGATGCTACAATATTTGATTTAAATGATTATTCAACACTTACAACTATAGTTAACGACATTGGTACAGGTTATAAAATTTGGACAGCTAAAGATCTTGATGGTGCATGGAATGTATACAGAACTACTACTGTAACTGGAATTTTATTTGGGCTACAATATAGTTTTGATGATATAGCTACAGTATCAATGAATACCGTACATGGATTGTCTGTGAACGACATAATAGTAATCAAAAATTTTGATGTAAGATTTGATGGTGTTTACAAAGTTAATACAGTTGCATCGTTAACAACCTTTACGGTTCAAATATATCAAAATTTAGCCGATCTTATAAAAGAAATTAATGTAGTTGGTAGTGGTTTATTACTTAAATTAAATAGCTTAAAAATTGCCTATCCACATTTGATTGAAGATTACAAACCAAGACAGGGATGGATTAGAAATGATAAAATTTGGGTTGAAAATTTAGATACTGATGGCAATTGGGGAGTATACAACAAAAGTGATCCTTGGAAGTTTAATTCTAAGCTAGAACTTGATGGCACTCAATATGTAGGCAACGATCAATTTGGATATGATGTGGTTTTATCTGGCCCGGGATTACTTTACTCCTCGGCACCATATAGTGGATCAGGCAGAGTTGCCTTTTATAGTCAAAACACTAATAATTCATGGACTTCTAAAGGAACAATTCAAAGTATTAGTAATTCTGTGTCTTTATTTGGATTTTCAATAGCCACTAGTGCAAGTTCAACCTCTAGATATACTGCAATAGGTGCACCCGGGACATTAAATAACCGTGGCTGCGTTTATGTTTATAAGAATGAAGAATTACAAGAAATTATTGTAAATCCAACGGGGCTGGCCAATGATAACTTTGGCTATAGCCTTGCAATGGGTAATGAAGGAAAATTACTCTACATCGGCAGTCCTGGGTCCGGCAAAGTATTTTGTTACGCACTTAATCCAGCAGTAAGTTTTCAGGTTCAAGCACCAGAAATTAGTGGAAATGGAATTACTAATAGCTTTGCTCTATCTATCAGCGGAGTTACTGATCCCACACAAATTACTGTTAAAGAAAAAATTACAGGTTTAGAATATTTGCCTTACGTAGATTATACAATATCAGGTAGTAATATAGTTTTTACTGTTGTGCCATTAACCGGTATAGTATTTTCAATAATTAAAACTTCAGATAACTATAGTCTTTTATCTATATTATCTACTGGGGCACTAGAAGTAGATGGGTTTGGCGTAAGCGTTTCCACAAATACAAATGGAGATGTTATTGCTGTTGGTGCAAATACTCAAACTGTAGATGGTCAAACACAATCGGGTGCGGTATATGTGTACCATAGAACCATAACTGTAATTGAAGCAAATGGTATAACCGGAACATTTATTCCAAACGATGCACTTAATACAATTTCTTACGTTTACAAGAATAATATTCTTCTTACAAACGGGACTGATTATTTCGTAAGTAGTGGCACAGTACAATTTCCTCCTTTCTTTACACCGGCTGCCGGAAGTATTATTAGGATTGAAAGTAATCAATTTAAATTAGATCAAGTTATCACGGGAACTGCTAAAAAAGAAAATAGATTTGGCACAAAAATAAAGATGTGTGGTTCTGGCTGTAATTTATATATTACGGTACCTGGATATACAACACCTTCAAGTTTTGGACAAGGTGGAGTAATAAGATACATCAACAATGGAAGAGTTTATGGAGAAATAATAGGTTCAGTCACTAATCCAACAGTCACCATTGGTCATCAATTAATCATTAATAACTACACAGTAACATTTACCAATACTACTTTATCTTCGGTAATTTCTAGCATTAACGGAGCCGCAATTCCAGGAGTCAAAGCAAGTATATATTTTAATAAAATTAGAATAACAAGCGATAGTCAAATAGCAGCCGAAAAGTTATATGTGTACAACGGAACCGGAACTGCGATGTCCGACCTGGGAATACAAAACTATTATTTTGGTCAGGAGATAATTTCACCAGACGGCAACGATGAAAGATTTGCTGTAAATTTAACAGTTTACCAATCAAATAATATATTAGCTATATCCAGTGATGGCGGCGATTTAAACATAGAAATGTTATTTGACAGTGGTCAGTTCAGAATTGATAGTGGCAGTACTCGCATAGTTGACATTGTAAAAGACAGTGGAGCTGTTTATATTTACAGTCTAATGCCTAATCCGTACGAGTCAATTGATTCTCCGTCATTGTATGCTTTTTCTCAACAGCTTAAAGGTACTAACATCAATACTGGAGATAAATTTGGTTCTAGTATTGCATTAATAGGAAAGAATTTAATTGTTGGTGTGAGTTATGACAGTGATAAAATTACTAGAGGCGGAAGCCTCTATACCTACTTAAACGATAAAGAAATTAATGGATGGGAATTAATTCGTTACAAAGAACCTAGAATTGACATTGCTGCTGTTAATTCTGTATTTACTTATAATAAAGAAAATAATCTATTAGTTAACTTTTTTGATTATTTAGATCCTATAAAAGGAAAAATTTTAGGTACTGTCGATCAAGAAATTGATTATAGAGAAAACTTTGACCCAGCCGCCTATAATTTTACAACAAATAATAATGCTACTCTAAGCACTTCGTTTTATTGGAATGATCGTCACTTAGGAAAAACCTGGTGGGATCTAAGTCAATGTGCATTTATTGACTACGAACAAAGCGACTTACAATATAGATTAAACAATTGGGGTGCACTATTCCCAGGAAGCCAAGTAAAAATTTATGAGTGGGTTAAAAGTTCATTTTTACCTAGTCAATATGTTGCCAATGGAGGGGATGGTGTTCCTAAGTATCAAGATGACTCAGCATACACTGTAGTAACACAAGTGGATAGTTCCACTGGTATTATTTCCCAAAATTATTATTATTGGGTATCTAATAGAACCTCTGTCGATAGTGTTCGTGCAAATAGAACAATGACTACTACAATAATGGAACAATACATTACTAATCCTCGCGATACTAATGTGCCATACGTAGCACTATTAAGACCAGATTCGGTAGGAATTTATAATACTGTTTCAAGTTTAGTAGGTGATAAAATAGTATTACATTTAGATTTAGCCAACGAAAGAAATCAAAATCTTTTGCACGCCGAATATGAATTAATACAGGAAAATAATCCTAGACAAATTCTACCTAAACAAATTATTGAAAAATTAAGAGATAGTCTAATAGGAGTTGATAGCCTAGGAAGAATTGTACCAGATCCTAGTTTAAAACCTCAAAATCAACTTGGTATATCTAATAAACCAAGACAAAGTTTATTTGTTAACAGACTACCTGCGTTAACTATCTTTGTTAATAGTGTTAATTCAGTTTTTATTCAATATCCAATTTTATTAACGTCTGATACAAGTTTACTGTATTCTTCTGATCCTGTTCCGACAACCGGATATGATTTGGAAATAACATTAGCAAGTGAGCTAGATTATATAGATACAAGCATATTATCTAATGGATATAAAGTCTTAATTAGAGAGAACTCTAATTATGATAACAGATGGGCAATTTACACATACAACGCAGCCGGGCAAGAATTTATATTAGAAAAAATCCAAGGCTATTTAACACCTTTATCGTGGACAAAAACTGATTGGTACAGCAGTGATTATATTGAAGGCAAAGATATTAATTTTGCTGTGGATATCTATGCAGATATACAAAAAATAACTTCAGCCAATGCAGGAGATTATATTAAAGTAAAAGACAATGGCAACAGCGAATGGTTAATATATAGAGTTGAAAATGATGCAACATTAACATTGATTGCAGCACAAAATTCTACCCTGCAGTTAAGTGAAACACTGAGCGACGTAACATTAGGTAGTGGTTTTGACAGCGTTCTTTTTGATCTTGTTGATTTTGATCCTCAGAAAAATGTAGAATTAAATTCTATTTTTAATTCAATTTATCAGCAAATTTTTATAAAAGATCTAGCCGTTGAATTTAATAAATTATTTTTTGATATCGTAAATTATATTTTTACAGAACAACCTAGTACAGATTGGATATTTAAAACAAGTTTCATTGATGTAATACATGAATTGAGAACGCTTGAGCAGAGTCCAAATTATTCAAGAGATAATCAAACTTTTTATCAAGATTACATTAATGAAGTTAAGCCTTACAGAACAAAAATTAAAGAGTATATACCAACATATACAAACCAAGATGACTCTTATAATTCAGTCACTGATTTTGATTTGCCAAGTTCATGGCATATAGATACAGAAAGTTTCAGATCCCCTTCGTTAACAAATGCTAACGATGCCAATGATTTTACCGTTGAACCATATAAAGATTGGGCAGACAATTACAAATATAAAATTACTGGAGTGATTATAAGCGATTCTGGGGCAAACTTTACGGTTACGCCGTCTCTCACTATTTCTGGAGGCGGCGGAACAGGAGCTAATTTAAAAGCCATTATCAACCCATCAACAGGAAAGATTATAGATGTTGATATTGCCAACCCAGGATACGGATATACTTCTACGCCGACTATAACAATAAACGGTGTAGGAAATGGTGGCAAAATCTATCCAGTATTACATAACGAATACTATTCCTCGGACTCTGCCAATAGTTATAACACCTCTAGAAGTTTTACTTCATCTTTAAAATTTGACAGATATGTCTATAGTAGTAATCTGGTATTATGGCAACCTGGTAATTTGTACGGTAATACTGTAATTACTAGCGGAAACATTATCAATAGTTCAGGAAACATATATGTGTCGGGCAACAGTATTGTTGTCTATAACAACGAAGCATTTTTAGTAACAAACGCTAGCCCTGTAGCACAAACTATTTTTGACTATACACGCCATACAAAACTTGACAGCGGAAATGTTTTGTTGAATGCCTATGATAGAATTTTAGCATATTATCAACCCGAAGTTGGTATGATCTCAAATGTACCATCACAACTAATGTCAGGAATAGGATATCCTGGAACTAAAATTCAAGGACCGCAGTTTAGAGCAAATTCATTGGAAATTATTAGTAATGTCGTAGGATTTAATTATACAGGATTAACAATTACAAGTGCAGATGTAACTAAAGTTAATTTTGTGGAACTAGGATTTAATATTAATCAACCAATAAGAATAGAAGCACTTGTACCATTTGATTTTGAAAACAATGGCACATTTACTATTGTTTCTGTGTCTAATACAGCAATGATGCTCACTGGCAGTCCAATTGCAACAACTTGGAGAATGATTTTAACAAAACCTGTTACTGTACAAATAGGTGATTACATAACTCAGGCGAACAGTTTTGGTAATGCAAGAGTTCTAAAATCTGCAACAAATAGCATATCAATCGATGTTATCAAGACCAATCCAAACTTTATAACATCCGTTAACGTTCAGATTAATGCTGTAACTAGTATTAGTCAATTATCAGATTTTAGCGAAGGCGGAACTGCTAACGTAAAATTAGCAAGTCTATATCTGAATTCAAATGTAATTGATACTATCATTACAAGTACATATTTAGACGGAAGATTAGGAACTAGACCCGAAGATATTAATTTAGAAGGTGGGGCTTATGTAGACACGTATAATAGCCATGCTCCCGAGGAACTTGTGCCGGGAAGAATGTATGATTGTTTAGATTTACGAGTTTTCACTAACAATTCTACTAATACATCTACATTTGGATTTAGAATTTTCCAGCCAATGAGTTCTAATGTAATATTTAAACGTATTGCAAATGATAACACGACTGTGTTAACTTCTAACTTAGCTATAAACGATAATAATATTTTTGTGTCGGACGCTTCAAAATTGCCAGCCGGTAATCCTATAACTGCTACACCTGGTATTGTAAGTATTAATGGAGAAGTAATACACTACTATCAACGATATACTCTCAATGATATATTAACTGCTACACCATGGGCAGCAAATACTGTGTATGCTTCGGGTACTATAGCCAATTTAAACGGTAATACATACCTTGTTACCGGAAATATCTTTGCTAATTCTAATGTGTATGTTAATACTGCAAACATTAGACAAATTTATCCAAATACTATCACTCAATTACGACGTGGTGCGGATGGAACTGGTACACCAGTTGTTCATGCAAGTGGGTCAAAGATAGTAGATCTCAGCGTACAACAATCTATACCAGGAAGTTCGGTTTATTATTCTGATTATGTACTGTTTGATAAAAATGTCGCTGCCAACGTAACTTGGAGACTAAGCCTGAGCAATAATATAACTGCAAATATCGGTGATTATATTACACAATTTATTGGTAATACAGGAAATGCAAGGGTATTGGGCAACGTAACTTCGGGCAATATTGTTGCTGTAGAGCTAGTAACCGGCAATCTAAAACTTGCATCAAACATAGGTACAAGAGTAAATCTTGTTACCAATCTTGGTTATTCAACTACTTCAGCAAACGTTTTGACTATAAGTCCATTAGGGAAAACACTACCTAATGCAAATGTTGTACTAAGCAATGTAACATTGTTTAATAGTAATTTATGGGTTAATTATGGCACAAGTCTTGGACTTGAAGGAAGTACAACTACAGCAGCACAATTTATTAGGGCTAAGCCTAGTTATACACCATGACAAAATTACAGGTAAATATAGATATGGAAAAAAATATGGAACCTATTTCTGACAATTCTTTAAAAGAAAAACAGCCCGATGAGCAAAGCGGAGTACATGTCCAAGGACATATCAAAATTTTTGATCCAGAATCTGGAGAAGTTTATATTGATAAACGTAATGCTATACACTACGAAAATATAAGCGAAGCAATTGCATATTGTCTTGCTAATAAAGGACAAAGTTTTATTTACGAAATGCATTTTGGCAACGGCGGAACCAGCATTGATCCAACTGGAATAATTAATTATTTGCCAACTAACACAAATACTGGTAATGCAAACTTGTACAATCCGACTTATGCAAAAATAGTCGACGACACAAGTGCATTAAATGTGGATGCTACTAGAAATAAAATTGAAATCAGACACACTCCTGGAAGAGTATATTCTGATCTCGTAATTAGTTGTTTACTTGATTACGGAGAACCGGCTGGTCAAAGTGCTTTTGATAATTCTACCACGCTGCAAGAAACTTATACGTTTGATGAGCTAGGCTTAAAGGCAAGAAGTACAGATGGGTCATCGGGCCTAACAACCACTGGTAAATTATTAACCCATGTAATATTTCATCCAGTTCAAAAATCTTTAAATCGACAAATTCAAATTGACTATACTGTACGAATTCAAACACTAACCAATTTAAGTAGTATAGGATAAAATAAATGTCTTATTATATAAACAAAACTGACGGCACAGCTATACAAGTATTGGACGGAACTACTGACACTACCAGCACAAGTTTAGCTTTAATTGGAAAACTTTCAAGTGTTTACGGCGAAAAGCAAAATGAAAATATAGTAAGATTATTAGAAAATTTTTCCTACAACATTTCTCCTTCAAATCCAATTACTGGACAATTGTGGTTTGATACTGATACTAACAATATAAAAGTATATACAACCGCAAATGTTTGGGTAACTGTTGGTAGTGTTATACAAGGGAATATAAGTTTAACTGGGAATTTACTGGTAGGTAATGACAAATTTAGAATTCAAAACTTGTCAGGAAATGCTATCGTATCAAACTTTACAAGTAATGCAAATATTAATTTTGTTGTTAATGTTGCAGGAGTACAAACCACATCTTTAATTGTAAATGGTGCGACAGGATTAGTTACAGTGGCCGCAAATGCAACAGCAAATTTAGGAGTTACAACTAAACTTTACGTTGATAGCACAACTAACGCAGTGGCTAGTAATGCAAGCAACAATTTGGCAGCAGCCAATGTTATTATACACGCTAATCTAGCAGCTAGAATTGCAGATACTAACGCTGCAAACGTTGAAATTGGCAACCTAAGATCTAATATTACTGCTGCTAATTCAGCTATTATTACAGCAAACACTGCCTTAAAAAATTATGTTGATTCACAAGTAAATGCATTATATGGTAATGCAGTTGTTCAGGCTGATGATATTTCTAATTTAAACGCGATCAAGGCTGCAATAGCAAGTCCTACCTTTACCGGAGAACCAAGAGCACCTACTGCATTACCAGGAGAAAATAGTACTATTTTAGCTACTACAGCTTTTGTCTATGCATCAAACATTGGTTTAAAAAATAATTTACAAGTACAAATTGATGCAACAAATAATAATTTGACCAATAATTATGCCTTAAAAAATTCTCCGGCCTTTACTGGTACACCAACTGCCCCGACTCCTTCTGCCAGTGACAACAGCACAAAACTGGCAACTACTGCATTTGTTCAAGGAAAAGTATTACAAGGACCTAAAGGTGATCCGGGAGATACTGGACCTGCAGGCGCCACTGGTCCAAGAGGGGTTCAGGGCGGAGATTTAGCTGGCACGATAAAATTATGGGCCGGTTCTACAATACCCGACAGCACATGGATGTTTTGTAATGGTGCAGCTATTAGTAGGACTTCTTATTCTACATTATTTTCACGCATAGGTACAACTTACGGCTCTGGTGATGGAGTTAACACATTCAACTTACCAAACTTTACTAACCGATTTGCAGTTGGTGCTGGGAACCTTTATAATTTAGGTGCCACTGGCGGGACCAAAGATGCATTAGTGATAAGCCACACACACGATGTAAATGATCCAGGACATGGCCATATTTTATCAACGATCACTCGAAGTCAATTTGATTTCACCGGCGGTAATCGTGGTTACGGGCAAGATACTCCCAGTGGCGTTGGTGAAAATGTTACTATTAATTCAAACTTTACAGGTATCAGCATCGACAACGCCGGCGAATCCGGCACTGATAAAAATCTTCCACCATATCTTGCTGCTAACTGGATTATTAAAGTTACAGATGATGCTATATTCAGTGGTACTTTACAAGCCGGTGCAAATATTTCAATAACTACAGTTGGTAATGTTAGCACTATTTCTGGGGTTCGAGGCGAGACTGGACCTGCAGGGTCACCAGGAGCCGCCGGAGCAGGAATGCCGCCGGGGTCTATCATTCACGTGTGTATGAATACACCTCCTACAGGATTTTTAAAAGCAGACGGCTCTGCAGTTAGTAGAACAACATTTAGCGATTTATTTGACGCCATTGGTACCACGTTTGGTTCCGGCGACGGAGCAAGCACTTTTAATTTACCCGATTTGCGAGGCGAATTTGTAAGATCTTGGGACGACGGCAGAGGCGTCGATTCTGGGCGACAATTTGGCTCTGGTCAGATAGGTAGTTTAAATGTTTTTGATCCTAACTATGCTAGTTTTAATACTCCTAACATTATTGGCAGGACTAATTATCTTGGTGGTACCACCGGAACAGTTGATCCTACTTTTGTTGCCCAAGCTGGATATGATTTTGTTGCTAGAAATCAATATCCTAATGTACTGATGACCTGGGTCAGCAGTAACACACCAATTGAATTAGGTACTCAAGGATTTTCATATGGTGCTACTCGTCCAAGAAACGTTGCATTATTAGCATGTATTAAATTTTAAAAGAAAAGGTTTAAAATTGTTTAATCATACAGAACTTCTGCTAGAAGCTATTCATAAGCTTTTGGTATTGTAATTTAAACGCATAAATAATAAAAGTTGGAGATATTTAAAAATGGCTTATGATATAAGATTATCAAACGGAGATGCACTAATTTCAGGGGGCCTACAAGACGGGACCGTTGATATTACGAATAGCAGTTTAACCCTAGTAGGTAAAAACTACCCAGGTTATGGAACTTTTCTTAATGAAAATATGGTTCGTTTGGTTGAAAATTTTGCAAAAAGTAGTGCACCAACTGCTCCACTACCCGGACAACTTTGGTGGGATAGCTCAAATCGTTATCTTAAGCTGAATACTGCTACTTTAAAAGGAACTGTAAACGCAGCCTGGAAACCTTTTGTAACAATGACAAGTGGATCAAGTGGCCCATCGAACCCTGTAGTCGGCGAGCAATGGTGGGATACTGGTTCTGTACAATTAAAAGTATACAACGGAACTTCTTGGACAGCAATTGGTCCCGCATCTACATCAACTACAGGAAATACAGGTGCTGTGCCAGATACTATAGTTGGTTTAGTACCAGCTGGTACTTATGTTGTTTTAAAATTTTTTATCAATGATGTTTTAGTTGGAATTTGGAGTAAAGAATTCAGTTTTACAACAGCTGATCCTAATTTTCCAACAATTAATAAAGGTTTAAACTTCAGAAGTGATCATACACTATATGGCAATGTAACTGTTGCTGCTGCTTTACTCAGCGGAGGATCTGCTGTAGGTGCTTTAAACTTTATAAGAAACGATAACTCTGTAGCTGGAGCAACCAGTAGACTGATTAATGGATCAGTAAGTGTATTAGATGATTCGGGAATAAGATTTGGTGTAGATAGCGACTTTCAGGGATCAGTTAGTGGATCTGCGGTAAAACTTAAAAATGCCACAAATAACGGAAATTTGGTACTAGCTGTTACTAGCTCCTCAACCGAAACGCCTTTCTTGTTTGGCAATGCATTATCAGGTATGCCAGAGTTATATTCAGCTCCTTCTGCAGGCATGAATAACTTTACTGTAGCTACCAAGGGATATGTAGACACATATTTTGGCGGCGGAACAGGCACAAACACCTTTAGTGCAAATTTAAATCCTAGTGCCAATGTCACATATGATCTTGGTTCGTCCGTTTTTAATTGGAATAATGTTTATGCAGGTAATGTTATTGTTTCTAGAAATATATTACCGGTATCAAATATTTCTTCAAATATTGGTTCAAGTACATCTTGGTTCAATACATTTTTTGGTGTGTCGGTCCAAGCAAAATATGCTGACTTAGCTGAGCGATTCGAATCGGATAGACCTTACTCGCCAGGAACAGTTGTGGCCTTGGGTGGACCAGCTGAAATTACAGAAGTAGAGACAGAATTAAGCGATGACGTATTTGGAGTGATAAGTACAAGAGCAGCCTATTTAATGAATGGCGCAGCAGGCTCAGACGAAACACATCCTCCTGTTGCAGTAAGCGGAAGAGTTCCGGTTCGTGTAATAGGAAAAATTCAAAAAGGCGATAGACTTGTGTCGGCTGGCAATGGATTAGCAAGAGCAGCAGCAAAAAATGAAATTACACCTTGGAATGTAATTGGACGTTCTCTGCAAACAAAAAATGATACCGGCCAAGGAACGATCGAGGCCATCGTCAAATTAAATAGTTAAAAGGTAATAAAGATGTCATATTCTCAAGGTGGCTTAATTGAAGCCACGGATTACAATAATTTAGCAGGTGCAAATACAAGTATTACTGGCACTGACTTGGCCAGTGTTTGGGCCTGGGGAGCCAACTCTAGAGGATATGGCCAGGCTAATGTTTCGTGGGTTTCTGCAACTAGCACTGTAACAGCCACACAATGGGCTACATTAATCAATACCATCAATAGTGCTAACCTACACATTAATAATACAAGCAGTGGATTGACTGCAAACACCGCCGGACAAATTATTGGATTTTCTGGAGGACTTGCTGGCGCATTGACTAGAATTAATCAAGACAGAATGTCTTTTTCCAGTAATTCTGCAGTTATTACTAATGTGAGTGCTCTTACTGCTTATGCGGCATGGACTAATACAACAACTTCTGCAACATTAACCAGAGCGTTTGGAGCAAGGGTTTCTTTCAATAACGGTGCAGATGCAGCTAGATTTTTCTTTAATTCAGGCGGCCGTATGAAATTTAATATTTCGGCAACTACAACAGGTGGAGCAGGATCTAGAAGTGCTGCTGCAAAAGCTGTTGTTGACAATATGGGGGGAGTAGCCTTATTTGCCGCAAATATCAATTCTGGACTAACAGGAACTGGGGGTACAGTAAATACTAACGACACTACAAGAGGTTACTATACTTCGCCATTCAATGCAAACACTACAGTTGTTGCGGTCACCAGCACCACGACAAATTATACATCAGATACCGGATCAATAACTGTTAGACCAGGAGGATCGCAAGGTTCGTTTAACGGGAACGGTGATAATATTGAATTTTGGGCAACAATAAATTCAACTTCCGGCGGAAATTCTGGCGGTAGTTTTGATGATTCTTTAGATTTAACCGTAACTGTTACTGTTGATGTTTCATTCCCTGAGCTAAGTAATTTAAGTAATACTTGGGGCGCGGTTACTGCAACCAGATTATAATCAATTCAATTGACAATTCACTCTAGTTAGCATATATTGTTATGCTAACATAATCTTTTTATGAACACATTAGATGAACTAGTTGAAGAAATTCGTTTATCCACGGATTTTCAAATTAACAAAAAAATCCTTAAAGAAAAAATACAAACTGATCTGCACATGACACACAATGGGGGATTATTCAAGATCACTCCAGATATACTAGCATTTGTAAAAACTTGGCCAACCGATGAAATATATCTTGAAGATGTTTACGAAAATCCTATTAAAATTGATAAACAAATTTTTTTAGTGACAGCACAGCAGCACTATCAATTAGTAATGAATCGCTGGCATAATGAATATGAAGAACTTAAAAAAATTAGAAAAATCTAGAGGTATTGTTGCATTTGCTTTAAACACCTCAAGCACTAATTATGAAAATATTGCTAATAAAACGTTAACTATTGCTTCAAAAGTTTTAGATTTACCATTTACACTAGTTACTAATTTAGATGATAAAACATTCTATAACAGTAGGTTTGATATAGATTTAGATAAATTTGTTGAATGGAGGAATTTTGGAAGGCATAGTGTTTACAATTTTTCGCCTTATGATGAAACACTGGTTATTGATGCAGACTATTTAATTTTAAATGATGATATACTAAAAATTTTTAATACATCGTGGGATTATATTTTACAAAGAAAAAGTCATGCTTTGACTACCGAATGGCCAAATACCATGGGTGTTTACAGTCACCCATACGTATGGGCAACTGTTTTTGCTTTTAGAAAAACAAAAAAAGCAAAACTGTATTTTAATTTAATTGAAAGAATACAGAAAAATTATCAATATTATCGATTGTTATTTAATATTACCGAACGTATTTACAGAAACGATTATGCGTTTGCTATAGCTGATATTATATTAAATGGGTATTCAATTGATAACAATTCTATTCCCGGTAGCATGTTGTCGATAAACCAACCTATCAAAAGTATGGATTTAAAGGATAATAAAATTATTGTAAAGGACACAGAAAAAAGTTATGTCTTGCCAAGGACAAATTTACATGTAATGAGTAAATCATATCTACAAAGCGAAAACTTTGAACTTTTTTATACAAAGATTTTAAATGAGTTGGCATAAAGAACAACAGGGATTTGTAACATTAGCGGTTAACAGTAACACAGTTGACTATTTAAGACTAGCTTACTTACAGGCACTTAGTATCAAAAAAACACAAAAGATCAATAAAGTTGCCGTTATTGTTGACGCAAATACAAAAAAAGATATTTCAACTCAACACAAAGAAATATTTGATTACATAATTGAATTAAAAGAATCGTCTGAAAAAAATGTCTTTGCATTAGAACCACAGGCATTTTGGTGTTCACCGTTTAAAGAAACCATTAAATTAGAATCTGATATAATTTTAACAAGAAATATTGATCATTGGTGGAATGTGCTTAGATTTAAAGATATAGTTTTAAGTTTGGGTTGTAGAGATTATAAGCAAGAAATAAGTAATAATCGAAAATATAGAAAAATTTTTGACGATAATAATTTACCTGATGTCTTTAATGGATTGATGTATTTCAGATATTCGTCAAATGCACTTAAATTTTTTAACACTGCTAGAATAATTTTTGATAATTGGGAAATAATTAAAGAAAATTTTAAATATTGTGACGAAGAGTATCCTACTACAGACCTTGTTTATTCTATTTGTTCGCATATACTTGGAAGAGAACTAACTACTTTACCGGCAGCAGATTTTATAAATTTTACACATTTGAAACCTGCTATTAATAATTACAATGAAAGCTATTGCATTAATGATGTTTTTTTAACAGAATTCGATCAAGGAATGTTTAGAATAAACAATATAAATCAATATCATCCCTTGCATCTTTACGATAAAAATTTTGATATAGATAAAATGATATTATATTATGAATCCTCATGATGAATTAATAAAAGCTTTTCGATTAGTTGAGGAATATGATAAAAATAGGCCTAAACTGATAAAAGAATACAGGTTGTATTACAATGATGACGGAACTGTTATAGGATTATGGGAAAATGGATTTCCGGTAGGCGACAACTATATTATAATCGAACATCCGGATCAATTTCATAAAAATAACACAAATTGGCTGCGTGTAGTTAACAAGGAACTTAAAATTATTGATCCGCATATACCAAACAAAGTTAAACTAAAAAAATCAAGCACAGGTTATAGAACAGTTAAAGGTCATGCGGCCCTTATTTTATACGAAAATGAACAACATAGAGAAATAGAATTTTATGACAGAACAAATAGTTGATATAGCAGATTTAGATTGTATTTTTCTAACTTATGACGAACCTAAAAAAGAAGAGTTTTGGATTCGTATTCAAAACATGGTTCCATGGGCAAAGAGGGTAGATGGCATTAAAGGGTCTGACGCAGCACACAAAGCCGCCGCAGCAGCAAGCGATACAGAACGCTTTGTTATTATTGATGGTGATAACATACCGGACTCGGAATTTTTTAATTTACAGTTATCGCTGAACGAAACTAATCGTGATCACGTTTTTCGATGGAAGGCAAGAAATGTAATCAACGGACTTCGTTATGGCAACGGTGGTGTAAGTTGCTGGACCCGGGACTTTGTTTATAACATGCGTACACACGAAGCAAGTCGCGGTGATGAAGAAACTGCCGTGGAGTTTTGTTTTGATCCCAAGTATACAGCAATGCATAACTGCTATTCTACCACACACCCTAACGGTAGCGCCAAACAAGCATGGCGTGCTGGTTTTCGTGAAGGGGTAAAGATGTGTCTAGATCGCGGGCACAAACCCACACTAGCAGAGTTTGAAGAAAAAGTTAATAATCGCAACTACGATCATTTATGCATTTGGCATTCAGTAGGTGCAGATGTTGAAAATGGTTATTGGGCCATGTACGGAGCCAGACTGGGAACATACATGATCATGCTTGAAAATTGGGATCATCATTATGTACAGGACTTTGATATGTTGGAAAAGTTATGGTCAAGTTTTAGCCAAGACGATCCCAAAGAAAGCTGCGAAAGAATCGAAAGTGCATTGACCACTAGACTAGAATTGCCTATTGTCACATACACGCCTGAACAAAGCCGATTCTTTAAGCACCATTACCAAAGCCAATTTAAAAACAAAGGTGTAATGGCAAAAGAATGATCAATATCCCTTTGGAAAAATCTGTAGCGGTGTTGTCATCGTATAGAACTGGATCAACAGCACTGTGTGATTATATTGCATCAAGCAATGGCATTAAAAATTTTGATGAAGCCTTTCATCGGTCTATACCTGATAGATACAATAATTTTCTACATCACTATAATTCTGGTTTACGTTATGTGGCTAAAATTATGCCCGACCACGTTACAACTAAGACAAACAATACAATAGCTTCCGTCCTAAATAGTGCATACAAAATTCGATTAATACGACGAGATGTTAGTAAACAGATTGCTAGTTTTTATATCTGTCATATGACACAAAAATGGCATTACCATAAACTTCAACAACAAACAGAGTATTCTATCCCAATCAATGAAACGGAACTAAACAACATATCGATGTATATACATGATATGAATCAGCAGCTATTAACAAAATGGAATGATGTAGATTGTACAGTTTATTACGAGGACTTAGATATCATTGACTCAAGATATGTGTTATATAGCAAACCGAGCAATTATTCAGAACTTATGGAATTAATTACAAAAAATGATTTATCTTCCAAATAAAGACCGTCTTATTTTTAATTTGCCAAACAAGGTATCTGACATTATTAAAGAATATCAACAAACCGGCAGTATCCATATTAGTACCAATGGCGAAGGTTTGTGTTTGAAATCTACAGATTTTTACCAAGTATTAGATTTTGTATGTGAACAATGGGGCATTGATAAGAAAGTAGTAACCATATACACTAATAACGTCGAAGAATATAATTCAGATTACAATATTGTAATCAAAGGAAATCATTGGATATCTAAATCAAAGTTTGCATTTTCTATACCACTTGAAGCCAAGACTTTACAATATACTGTTGGTTGCTTTCATGGGAAACCAAATTGGCATAGATTAGTTAATTCTGCATGGCTATATCATAACTATAAAGATAAAACTTTAATGACGCTACACTATGATTCAACATCTGAGAGACACCAACTTGATAGCGAATTAACTGGTATTAACATGTTTGCACAAGAAGAATTATCATCAGTTGTAGAATTTTTGCCATCCTGCCCGTTAACACTAGATGAGGGGTTTTTAAATTACACAATTGGTCCCCCAACTCATTATAATATCATTAAAACATATCACAATATTTTTCTCGATTTGGTTTCAGAAACATACGTAACTGGATTAACATTTTTCCCAACTGAAAAAACCTTTCGTCCAATTATAGCAAGGACGCCATTTATTGTAATGGGCCCATGCGGGTATCTTGGTAATATGAAACGAATTGGGTTTAAAACATTTGATAAGTGGTGGAACGAAAGCTACGACGATAAAAGCGGATTTGAACGAATAGTTGAGATTAGAAAAATCTTAGAAGACATATACAAGTGGGATATAAACAAGATGGAGTCTGTGCTAGATGATATGTCGTCGGTTCTAGATTACAATCGAACTTTATTGCAAAATATCAATGATAATAGTGTTAAGTTAAATGGATAATAAAAGTAATTTTATGTCAGCCGCATATGAAATGAAGGACAAGTTAGGTCCTGCACTCTGCTTGGCTAAGTGGAAACAAGTAAGCCTGCACTTGCCAACTGGACTTAACAATAGTTGCTATCATCCTCCGTTACATAAGATTGATGCTGATGCAATTAAACTAGATCCAGGTGCGTTACACAATACAGAGCATAAGAAGCAACAGCGTGTACTTATGCTAAACAACGAGCGTCCACGCGAGTGCAGTTATTGCTGGACTCAAGAGGACTTAGGCAATCTAAGCGACAGACATTATAGAAGTGGAGAGCCCTGGGCGGCAGAACATTATGAAGAAATTAGAAATTTTACAGGACAAGAAGATACAATTCCAAGTTATGTGGAAGTCAATTTTAATCACGCTTGCAACCTTAAGTGTAGTTATTGCAGTCCACAGTTTAGTAGCAGTTGGGCCGATGAAGTTGCTAGGTACGGAGCTTATCCCACAAGTAATCTTCATAATGACCCTAGTTATTTTTCTGGGGACAGAAAAATTATCCCAGCACGTGAGCAGAATCCTTACGTTGACGCTTTTTGGGAATGGTGGCCTAGTTTATACCCCAAGCTTAAACACTTTAGAATGACCGGCGGCGAGCCACTAATGGATCGTAATACCTATCGTGTATTTGATTATATATTAGCATTTCCTAAACCTGACTTGCATATTGATGTGACAAGTAATTTTAGTATAGAAGAAAAGTTATGGGAACAATATTTTGGTTATGTTAGTCAGTTATGTAACACTAATATAGAACATTTCATGCAGTATGTGAGTTTAGATTCAGGAATCCCCGAGCATGCCGAATATATTAGACACGGAATGGAATTTAAAAGGGTATTAGCGAGAGTTGACTATTTCTTAAAACACATTCCCTATCGTAATAGTTTGACGTTTATTATTACTATGAACAATCTCAGTGTGCTAGGGTTAAAAAGGCAATTGGAAACTATTCTTTCGTTACGAAGATTACACAGTTCTACATATCAAAGAGTTTGGTTTGACACTCCTATATTAAGACAACCCACGTGGCAAAGTTTACAGATACTTCCGCCGGTTTATGTTAAACGATTACAAGATGTGATAGATTGGATGCAGGCAAATTTAGAAACACCCAAACGCCCATTTCAAGGGTTCAAAGATTACGAAGTGCAAAGAATGCAACGAGTTGTAGATTGGATGCAAGAAGGTAGTAAATTAGATAATGAGTATGTTAAAATACAACGAGGCGACTTTTATAGATTTTTTAATGAACATGACAAACGTAGAGACACAGACTTTTTAAAGACATTTCCAGAAATGCGAGAATTCTGGGAAGAATGTAGGTATCATGCCCAAAATTAATAACGAAACAGATTTAGAATACAAGCGTAGAGTAATCGACATTAAGTCCGAATCATTCTGCGGAGCAAAATGGTATAACGCTACTATATGGTTAGGCAGTGGCATGACCACGAGTTGTCATCATCCGTTGCCTCATCGAGTTGGTGTGGAAGAAGTGCAAGCAAATCCTCGTGCATTGCATAATACTGTTAAAAAGAAAGAGGAGCGTCGTCAAATGCAAGCAGGTGAAAGACCTGCAGGTTGTGAATACTGCTGGAAGATAGAAGACATCGGGCGCGACAATATTAGCGATCGTGTTTACAAAACAGTAATTTATTCAGATGAGGATCTTGATAATGCATTTAGAACATCCCCAACAGAAGATGTCAATCTTCGCACTCTTGAAATCAGTTTTGACCGTACTTGTCAGTTTGCTTGCTCTTATTGCAATCCTGCGTTCAGTAGTACTTGGGTCAAAGACATTAATAACAATGGACCCTACGTGGATCTGGTGTCTGACGGTAGGAATCATTTTACTCATAGCCATGACAGTTCGCAGCTTTTTAAATTTGGTGAAAATAACCCATACGTCACGGCCTTCTTCCAATGGTGGGAATCAGATCTCCACAGAACCTTAAATGAATTGAGAATTACCGGAGGTGAACCATTGATGTCAGGATATACCTGGCAATTACTCGATTGGTTTAAAAATAATCGAGGCCGAAGCAAAACAAGATTGGCAATTAATTCTAATCTAGGAGCTCAAGTTGATCTCGATCGTCTATTTAACAGTGTGGACTCACCCATTGACCTATACACTAGTAATGAAAGTGTCGGCAGTCATGCAGAGTATATTAGAGATGGATTGGTTTGGGACGATTGGGCTAATACTGTAGAGCTCATACTTGATAATCAAATTGATAATAAATTAAGAGCATTGCATATTATGTGTACCATAAATGCATTGTGTTTGGACAGTCTAGTAGACTTTTTAGAATGTGTAATCAATTGGAAAATTTGTTATGGCAAGGATGCAGTTAATTTTTCGTTAAACATACTACGCTTTCCTAGTTTTCAATCTGCATTAGTATTACCTGATGAGCTACGTACCAAGTATAGAGATCAACTTGATCAGTTTATGACTAACCATAGAGGCAGTAATTACTTACATGAATATGAATGGAATCAGCTACAGAGACTTGTAGATTATTTAGATGTGGTTAAAACACCACACAGCGAAGCATTTGATTTACCTAAATTAAGAAACGATTTTAAGCAATTCTATACACAATATGATCAGCGCCGCAATAAAAACTTTGTAAATACATTTCCTGTTATAGCAGATTGGTATCAGACATTATGAGTAAACATAAGTTACAAAAAGATTTTTATAATAAATTTGCCGGTGAAGACTGGCCTAGTTATGAAGACTATATTCAAAATACGGAAATCACTAATTTAGAAATAAAAAAAGAAATCACTGAACTTGAAAACAAATCTGAACATATTTATAAAACAGATTACGATTATCTTTCGTTAATGCCAATGTATGCAAAAGATAAAATTTTTACGGAAAAAGAATTATACATGCTCACAAAAAGTAAGTCTTTTTGTATGTTGCCGTGGACTCATATGCATGCTTTTCCGGATGGTCGTGCTTATCCATGTTGTCTAAGCGATTATTGGCATCCAGTGGGAGACCTTAGAAAGCATACAATGCAGCAAGTCTGGAATCAAGGTCCATATAAACAAATACGTTTGAACATGTTAAACAATACAGAAAGTAAAGAATGTAGTAAATGTTATGAGCATGAACGAAATGGATTTTTCAGTATGAGAAACGATGCAAATAGAAATTACGGACATCATATTGAAGAAGTCAAATTAACTAAAGAGGATGGCACTCATCCAGAATTTAAAATAAGGTATTGGGATGTAAGATTTTCTAACCTTTGTAATTTTAGTTGTCGTAGTTGTGGACCTATTTTCAGTAGTAACTGGTATAACGATCATGTCAAGCTTTATAACCGTAAACCAGACGTGCTCGGAAGAGAAATGGCTCGAATCGAGTATACTGCAGGCGACGAGGATGCAATGTTAGCTCAAATGCTTCCGCACATACCATACCTTGATCAAGTTTATTTTGCCGGCGGCGAACCTCTAATAATGAAAGAACATTATTTTATGTTAGAGAAGTTGATTGAACACAGCAAGACTGATGTAAGAATTTTATATAACTCAAACTTCAGTGAATTAAGATATAAAGATAAGCATGTTTTGGATTATTGGAAACAATTCAAAAGTGTAAGTCTTGGTGCCAGCTTAGATGCCAGTGGTGCACGTGGAGAACTTATGCGTAAAGGAACAAAATGGACGCAAGTTATTGAAAATAGAAAACTAATGAAAAAAGAAGTACCGCATGTTGATTTTCATATTAATCCAACAGTAAGTGCAATGAATATTTTACATGTTTTAGATTTTCACAAAGAATGGGTAGAACTTGGTTTAATTAAACCAGGCGATGTAAATATTAATCTTTGTTTAAGTCCCGAATGGTATAGAGCAGATATTTTTCCCGAATGGTTTAAAAAAGATTTTATTATTCCGGCATACGAACAACATATAGAATGGATAGAGAAATTGGATAGTTTAAAACGAGCTACTAACGGATTTAAAAGTGTTTTGAATTTTGTCAAAGCAACTGACAATAGTCATTTATTTCCAAAATTTAAGGAAGAAATTCGAAAACTAGATAGTATAAGAAATGAAAATTTTTGGGATACTTTTTCTGAATTGAAGATATTAAATGAATCTACCTAAAACAATTTGTATGCTGCCGTGGATTAGCATAGAAACTACTCCGATAGGTACAGCTAGACCTTGTTGTTTAGCTAGAGAAGAAATTACACAAAACGACGGAATTAAATTTGATTTAAACAAAGATACCTTAGAAACTATCTATCACAGCCAGTATATGCAAAATCTTCGCAGACAATTTCTTGCCGGAGAAAAACCTGCCACTTGCAAATTATGTTGGGACGAAGAGGCCGCAGGCAGAACTAGTAAAAGAATTAATAGCAAAGTAAGATTAAAAGAACTAGTATCATTGGTTGATTGGCAAAACGATAATCCAAATCAGTTATGGTTTCTTGATCTTAAGTTAGGTAATATTTGCAATTTAAAATGTAGAATATGCGGGTCGTGGTCTAGTAGTAAATGGGCAGACGAAGAATTAAAGTATATGCCAATTGGATATGACAAAAAACAGCATATTGCTTATCAATGGCTAAAACAAGGTGCCTGGCCACAAAATCCAAATACTCTTTTTTGGGAAAATCTAAGACAATTATTACCTAATATAAAGTACCTTGAATTTACTGGCGGCGAACCTTTTCTTATTCAAGAGCACATTGATTTACTCGAGTTTGCTGTTAAAACAGGTGATAGTAAACACATCGATATACATTACAATACTAATGCAACACAATGGCCTGAAGATTTAATTGCTTTGTGGAAAGATTTTGGTCGAGTTGATATTGCATTTAGCGTAGATAATGTTGGAAAAAGATTTGAATACGAAAGATACGGTGCCAATTGGACAAAGGCCAACGAGATTATTGATACTGTACATATGATGAAAAAGTCACAGACTAATATCACTACTCAACTCTGTTTTACAGTTAATATACAAAACGTATACTATCTAGATGAACTTTTAGATTGGGCAAATACAAAAAAATTTGGAGATGTTTATTTTAACATGTTACATAGTCCAGATCATATGAGTATACAATATATGACTCTAAACGCAAAAAAAATGGTTATTAACAAATTGCAAAATACTGTTTGGAAATCAACAAAATATCAGCAAGAAATAAACAATATAATTCAATTTATAGAAAATGGTCCAGGTAGTAACGGTGAAGAATTTCTTAGAAAAATGAAAAAGGCCGACGTGTATCGCAGGCAAAATTTTAAAGATACTCATCCAGAAATAGCTATTGCAATGGGTTATGAATAGACCAGAAACATTATGTATGGCCCCATGGACACATACCTATTTAAGTCCACAAACAGAAAGACGTCTTTGTTGTGCAAGCCGTGAACCCTCACAAAATTTTAAACAGTATATAGACACTGCTTCTGGCTCTGGTCAGTATAAACCAATTAAACTTGAAGAACATTGGAATGGCGAACATATGCGTAGTGTACGTAGACGTATGTTAGCCGGAGAAACATTATCAGAATGTGAAGTATGTAACAATAAACTTCTTAATACAGATGTTTACCGCAGTTATTTTAATAATTTGTTTGGACATAAGTATTTACAGGTGTTAGAGAACACTGATGAAACAGGACATACAACTATGAAACCTGTTTCCTGGGATTATAGATTTAGTAATCTCTGTAACTTTAAATGCCGCACATGCGGTGATATGTTGTCCAGTTCGTGGGAAAGTGAACAAAGACAACACGATATGGTCAATTGGTTGGACCCAAAAAACAATTGGATGAAACCTGAGATCAAAAAGCATATTGAACAGTTCCAGACAACTCAAATTGAAGCAGAGTTCGCAGACGCAGTAGAGAACCACCGTGTAGAAGAGATATATTGGGTCGGAGGTGAACCGTTAATGTACGAACAGCATTGGCGGTATATGCGAAGAATAATAGAACTAGGAGATGGACCACGTGTTTATGCTAGATACAATACTAATCTTAGCCGCATTGATTATAGAGGTTGTAATCTTTATAAAGATATACTCAATTATTTGCGTGATTGGCAAATTTGTGCCAGTATCGATGGTACAGGAGAGATTGGAGAATATATCCGAACAGGCCTTGATTATGAAACATGGATTGACAATTTTAAGAAAGGAATTAGAATCTCAACGCACCGGAGGCAAATGAGATTGGATTTCACACTTACCCTCCCGGGTATGTTTGAAGTCAAAAATATGCAGCGGTTAGCCGACGAGTTAGGCGTTGACATCCTGGCAAAGGTTGTCTTTAGTTTTTCGCCGGACATAGTTATGTCACCTTTGGCCCTACCTAGAACGATATTAGATCCTTGGGTAGATGAAATCATTAACGCCGGAGTAGCCGGACCAATGAAGGATATACTAGTTCAGCTTAAGACACGCCCTACCTTTCAAGAACAATATGGCGAAGAACAATATCAACAAGGTATTGCAAAGGGTAAGGCTCGTGTGTTAAAATTAGAATCTATTCGTACACAGTCTATCACTATGGACGAAATATTATCAAAGAGAGCCGATGTATATGAGTGGTGGACTTCCATCAGTTAAAGTAGTATTACGCAATCCGTTAAACTATAGTGATCAAATTGACTACACTATAGTTCCTCATGAAAATCCGTTAGCACGAGATTGGATCGTTGCTCTAAAAGAGTTATTGCGTAATGACAATCTACTTGAAAAAAATTTTTGTTTTATGGGATTTCCTAAAACTGCAAGAACTATAGAATATCTATGCAAAGAATTAGAAATACATATAACTATTATTAATAATTTTTTCCATGGAGATTATTGCATTGCTGAGTCATATCCGGCAAGTACATTAATAGATAATGATTTTGGCCCAAATCACGAAATATTTAATCTTCTACATAATCATTTTGAAAGATTACAAGGCACTGTAGGGAATTTAAGTAGTTATTATCGTCGGGCCAATTATGAAACCAAATACGCAATAAGGCAATTAAATAATATTTGCCATGAATTAGAAAATTTGATATTAAGTCAAAGAAAAGCCAGAACATTGCCCTATTGGATTAGACCAAGTCAGATTACAACATTTATTAATGCCAAGCGTTATGATTTAAAAGATGATCATAGACAATTGTTTTTAACAAACGGGTATAACCGTGTTCTTGGTGGGGTATATATGCACTGGACACAAATTGGAAAAACATTATATGAAGTATACCGAGATGAAGGTGCTCCTGTGTTGACAGAAACAGTGTGTGAGGCTGTTACAGAACTAAAATATTATAGTGGTGAATTTGATGTAGAATGGGGAAATGATGTTGTTTACCCTGGAGAACATCCGTGGCATAATCAAGAACAGATTTTGTTTAGAGAATGGCTGATAAAAAACAATAAAGATCCAAGTGATATTAGATTAAGTCTAGGATATCTTCCGATTGGACAGATAGATTTGCAAGGTAGTTTTGGAACTACAGATTATCAGGACATATGGAGCATACTTAGCAGTCATTTAGATATCTATAAAATTGAAGTAGATGGAGTGAGCAGTACATTTGATTACAGTTGGTCGGATAGCAATTACAAACAGATGCAAATAGATATGATGAAACCTGGATATGACTACAGTTCTAGCCGGGGGTGATAGTTTTATATGGGGGAGCGAATTGGCCGACAGTCCTAACGGTGGACCTGACGGATTTAGTCGTAGAACCTTTCCGGCGCTGTTGGCAGATAATTACTTGTGTGCAGCCTATCCTGGATTAGGTAATAGAGAAATAGCGTATAGAGTTAGAGAAATGCTAGTTTGGTCCAGTCCCGACCTAGTTATGGTGTGTTGGACTTGGCCTAGCAGAGATAATACTTTAGATAGTGATTTTCACATTAAGAATTTACAAGATCACCTACAATATTATAGTATACCTTATATCTTTACTTGTGCTGATAATTGTGTAATTACAAGAAAGTTAGATTACACAAATTGGTTTATGTTTCCACCGGGTCTGGGCCCGGACCAAACAGAAAGCCCAAGAGGTTTTTATCAATGGGCTGTAGAGAATAAGTACGACTGTGGAAAAGAAAATCATCCACTTGAACAAGCACATCAAGATGCAGCAAATTTAATGAAAGAACGATTCAATGAATTGGTTAAAAAATCTTTGGTCTAGAATCAGACTAGAAATAAAATACAGACGTAAATTACGTGAACTACGTAAAAGAGACCCTTTTATATACAAATGATTTATGCAATTGGTGATAGTTTTACATATGGCGATGAATTATCTAGCCAAGAGCAAGCCTGGCCTTCTGTTCTGTCTAAGAAAATAGGCAAGCAAATTACAAATTTAGGAAAACCGGCCAGTGGTAACAAGCGGATGGTCAAACGAGCGATAGATGCTGTGAATAATAAAAGCGAATTGATCATTATAGGGTGGTCAGATTGTAACAGGCAAGAATTTGCAGATGACATTGGAATATATGATATTTGGGCCGGGAGAAATTATAAGGCATTCAAACTACAAGATCCAACACATAGAATTAATTTAATTAAATACATGACAGCATATGATACTCCAAAATATTATTATGCAGATTGGCTTAGACAAATTATTTTAATTCAAAGTTTATGTAAATTGCATAAAATACCTTGTGTTATGTTTGTTGCTTGTGGATCTCAGCTGAGTCATACTCATTATTACAAACAATTTGAGAGATTAATCAGTGCAATTGATCATTCAATGTTCGTTGATAATATGTTTACTAGTGTAGCAAAATGGACATACGGGACGCCACATGGACCAAATGGACATCCGCTCGAGCAAGGACATGAAATTATAGCCGAAAAAATTTATGAACATATTAGGAATAAGTGCGGGATTTCATGATGCTGCTGTAAGTGTGGTGAATAGACAAGGTGATATATTGTTTGCTGCACATAGTGAGCGTTATAGTAAATTAAAAAACGATGCTCATATTAGTCCTGATCTATTTAAGGATTTAGAACAATACAGTATCAATGCTTTAGCTTACTATGAGAAACCCTGGAAAAAACAACTACGCAGAATGTATTCTGGCGAAGGAATACAATGGGATAGATTAACTGCGACTCAATGTGTAGCACAAGAATTAAAAAAGAAATATAATTGTTCTATTCATTCTTTTGATCATCATTTAAGTCATGCGGCAGCAGGATTCCAAACAAGTTTGTATAATCATGCTACAGTTGTAGTGATTGACGCAATTGGCGAGTGGGATACTATTAGTATTTTTGGTGCTAAGTATGATAGCCAGGGCTATGCATATTATAAAAAATTATGGTCACAAAAATATCCTCATAGCATTGGATTGTTTTACTCGGCAATGACTGAACAAGTAGGACTGAAACCCAACGAGGATGAATATATCTTAATGGGAATGAGTGCTTATGGTAAAACAGGGTATACGGCATCCTTACAAGATTCTTTAATTGATAATGAATGGGAAGCAACATTTAAACATAATTTGCATATAGGCACTGAAAATTTGTTATTCGAAAATGTTCATAAAGCAGATATCGCTGCTGCTACCCAAAAGACTGTTGAAAAACTAATATATAATGTAATGCGTAGAGCAAGAGATTTTAAATGGAGTAATAATCTTGTTTATATGGGGGGAGTAGCCTTAAATTGTTTGGCAAATAGGAACCTCGGTGAATACTTTGATAACATTTGGATTATGCCTAATCCCGGCGATGCCGGCAGTAGTCTTGGTGCCGCAGCACTCGTTTATGGTCGTCGTCTGAACTGGGTTAACGCTTATCTTGGGCATGAAATTAGCGGAGCGTACCCAACGAATAGACTACTTGATAGTTTACTTAATGATGGTATTGTTGGGGTGGCTAACGGCCGTGCTGAGTTCGGGCCACGTGCATTAGGAAATCGAAGTTTACTTGCTGACCCTAGAGGACCTCATATTAAGGATCGTGTAAATGAAATTAAACGCAGACAAAAATTTAGACCTTTTGCCCCTGTCATACTTGAAGAAATGGCTGATCAGTATTTTGATTTCAGTCCTGGGTGGAGTACTAGTCGTTATATGCAGTCAGTCGCTCGTTGCAGGTATCCTGACCGTTACCCTGCTATATGCCATGCTGATGATACCAGCAGAGTTCAAACGGTTCCGCGAGATGGATCAGGAATAAGAGAGCTATTGGAGAAATGGTTTTTAATAACTGATTGTCCAATGTTACTTAATACTAGCTTAAATATTCGAGGAGAGCCGATGGTCAATGATCGTGTAGACGCAGATAGATTTGAGCAGATGTATGGAGTAAAAGTTTTTTCATGACCAAACGTATTTTAATTATGGGTTTACCAGGTGCAGGTAAAACTACGATTGCTCGTAATTTAATGAACTATTTAAATCCTGATGTAATCTGGCTTAATGCTGATGAGGTAAGAAAAAAATATAACGATTGGGATTTTAGTCCCGACGGCAGATTACGACAAAGTCGTAGAATGAGACAGTTAGCCGACCGTGCAGGGACAAAATACGTTATAGCAGACTTTGTTTGTCCTTTACCAGAAATGCGAGGAATCTACGATCCGCATTTTATTGTTTGGGTAGATACCGTGACTGAAGGTAGATTTGAAGATACCAATCAAGTATTTGTTGCGCCTGATTATTACAATATCAGAGTGACTGAACAAGATGCAGGACGATGGGCACGAACAATTTATGAACAAATAATTGCACAATGAAAGAAAAATTTAAACAAGCTTACATAAAGACTGCACAAACTTTTGCAGAATTAAGTCATGCTCGACGATTAAAAGTTGGTTGTATAATTGTCAAAGATGATAGAATTATTTCAATTGGTTATAACGGAATGCCAGCTGGCTGGAGTAATATTTGCGAAGATACATCCGAGGATGGTAGTTTAAAAACTAAACCGGAGGTATTACACGCCGAGATGAATGCTATCTCTAAATTAGCACGTTCAACAGAATCCGGCAACGGTGCCTATATGTTCATTACTCATGCTCCGTGTATTGAGTGTGCAAAATTGATCTATCAGTCTGGAATAAATCATGTTATATATAAAGATGAGTATAGATCTGTGGAGGGAGTAGAGTTTCTAGAAAAGTCTGGTGTCACAATTGAGAAATTGCAAACTGAAGATTAGATTCTAATTCTTCCCAACCTTTATTAAGCAAGTTTTGACTATAAAATAAATTAAAATTGTACTCTAATGTATCTTCCATTTCTAACAATAATTCTTTCAGCTGATTATTTGTCAATGAAGATAATTTTTTAAGAATCGAAACAACAGTTTGTATTCTTTCTATAGGATTTTCAATTGAATCATAGCTTTCGTCCCACCATTTGTCAAAAGTTTTAAATCCATAGCTTTTTAAATATTTTAAATTATTTGTACAACCTAACAATAAAAATGGTTGCTTACACACAATTGGTTTAAATATTTTTTCTGTTAAATGAGTTTTATTTTCCCAAAAACAAGTTTCAGTAACTACTTGACAAAAACTTTGCATAGTTTGCGGTAATGCACCAATGTAAGAACTTCCGTTTGGAATTTCGTCCAATGTTTCTATTTTAAAATTTTTAGTTGGTACAAAATTAGTTATTTCTTTTACATAAGAATAATCAACATTATATGAATTGACTAACAATTCTAAGTTGGCTAATGAAGATCCATGTTCAGGACAAATAAAGTTGAAACTTAAATGACCTTTGTCCAGTAAAGAATTTTTAAGGAGTTCTGCTACAAATAATGTTCTATAACTTCTAGCACTTCCTGTGATTCTATTAAATGAGATGTATAGATGAGTTATCTCTCGATCTTTTAAAGGTTTGATGTTATAATCATATTGATAACCTCTGTACCAATCTGAAGCTGCGAAAATATGAAAGAAACAACTGGCCTCAAAAAAATTATATCGTTTAAGTATTAAATTTTTTTCTTCACTAGTTTTTTCTGTATTAAGTAATATAACAGGACGTTCCTGCATTTTGTTTTGGAAAAATTTATCAAAAAGAGTTTTGTTATATTCAAAAAGCAGTGGTTCTTGATCATAACATAGCACTATTGGTCCTCGGTGACCGTTAAATATTCTTTCTATATTTTCATATTTTGTTGAGCCAAAGGGTAAAAAATAAGCTAATGCAAATTCTGAAGTTATAGTTTTTAGATAAGCTGCAATGTTATCGTAATGATGATGGATATTATACATGTTTGATGTTTTTTATTTTGGAAATAAACCAAATTTATTTGCACACGAGAAAGAGGCTAAGGATATTAGTACGGCTGCAGAGTTAAGTAAAACTGCTTACTTTTGGTTTATTTATGGTGGTAATGATTATACCAATTTTAATTTTGATTTTATTCCACCACCATGGGAAAGTGATCATATACATATTTGGCCAAGTCAATGGCAAAAATGTGGGGATGTATTTCTTGCTCACAAACACCATGTGAGTAAAAAGATTTATAATTTTAGAAATGATCAAAAAATACGCAGGCTACCCAATTATAACAATTGGACAGTACCCAACAATATAAACAAAAATAAATTTGATTTTAGTTGGCATCCTGACTCTACTGATCCAATTTTTAATTATGAATTTGCAACTAAGCTTTATCCCGAAGGGGGTCCTGTTTATAAAATTAATGGAGCCATACATACAAAATACATTCACAATCTGCAAGCTGAATATAAAGAAAATAAAAAAAATTTTATTGTATTAACTGATGTTGAACATTTTGATTGGTCGTGGAACCCTCACCCCAAAGACCCACCTTATATCTATATATTTGGGAATCAATGGTATGGTCCGGAACAAATGCCTACGGTAGAATATCATGTAGAAGGTGCTACAAAACGGAAATATCTATATGAACCACACGCTAAACTACCTGCAACACAAGATAATTGGCGAGTTAACAGTGATGTACCAGTAGAGTTTGATTTCTCTTGGTGCCCGGATCCGCATGATCCTCCTTATATCTATGTGTTTGGCAATCAACACTGGGAAGGGGAACGCAGTAGTACAATCGAATACCATGTATCTGGTGCAACAGAAAGAAAGTTTGTTGGAGATATACGTGCAAAATTATCTACACTAGATATTTTTTACGTAGACTACAGTAATCCAAACAGCATAACTAGATACGAAATACTTAAAGAACGATATCCGCACATACAAAAGATTCGTTATGCAAATAGTATAATGGATACTATTACAAGATGTTGTACTAGATCAAAGACTGCTCGCTTTTGGGTAGTTAGTAGTAAAAACAATTACACACAATTTGACTTTGATTGGCAACCAGATCCTTGGCAACATACAATGACACATATATTTCCTAGCCAGTGGAATAAATGGTCTGATACGTTTCTTATTAATCGTTGGGAGTTTGAAAGACACAACAAATGGGCAAAAGGTATAGAAGAATTTCCTAATCTTAATTTTGTCAGTAATCAACAAGTCCACGCTGGTAGCGATGGTAATAATATATACTACGTTGATCATAATAACGTAACTAATCAATTTGCAATACTACAAAAAGAATATCCTAAGATTAAAATAACTAGATTTGTTGACAACTACTTAGATACATTAAAACGTATAATGTCCACAGCCGATACAGAATATGTGTGGATTATTAACAGCATTTGTGATTATAGACAATTTGATTTTACTTGGCATCCGGAAGCATGGCAATCAGAAATGATTCATGTGTTTCCTAGCGGCACACAAAAACGAGGAGATACTTTTTACATACATGTAGAATCATTTAAAAAACAAATGTATGAACTAGAAATACTTGATTGGTTCAATGTTATAAATTACTGCCAAGATCAAACAGTTTCAAGATACCAAGTACCAGAAATTTTATATGATGACGATACTATTGTAGATATAATTAAGTCTACTAGTTTTGACTTTCCGTATGCTATCTTTGTTAATAAACAAGATGAGACCCCATGTGATACGCCTAGTCCTTGTCTATGGAGTGCCAAGGATAGAGTTGCAGAACCATTATCTACTACCCACGGTACCGCATTGATACCTAGAGATGTAAAGACTTACCTTAAAACACAGGTGTATGATTATCCATATATTAATAAGGAAAGCATGGTATTACATAAATCACAACCGCTAGACATTGTGTTTATTAGTAACGGAGAACCTGATGAAGAACTGATGTTTCATCATACCGAATACATGGTCAATAGATCAGTCAAATGGGTACGAGGTATCGATGGCCGTGTAGCAGCATATCAAGAGGCTGCTCGTATCAGCAGTACACCATGGTTTTTTGCTGTATTCGCTAAACTACAAGTAGTAGGTAGTTCTTTTCCCTGGGAAACTTGGTATCCAGATTATTGGCAAGAGCCCAAACATTACATCTTTAATGCACGTAATCCAGTAAATGGATTAGAATATGGGCACCAAGGCATGATTGCTTACAATAAAAAGTTAGTACTAGCAAACAACAACCCGGGAATTGACTTCACATTAAGTCAACCACACGAAAGTGTGCCATTATTAAGTGGCACGGCACAATTTAATCAAGATCCGTGGACTACCTGGCGTACAGCATTTAGAGAAGTGGTCAAGTTAAAACACTTTATGGCTACACAGCCTACATTAGAAACTGAATATAGACTAGATACCTGGCTAACAGTGGCTTTGGGAGACCATGCTGAATGGTGCTTGCGTGGTGCTGCTGATGCGGTCAGTTACTACAAGGAAGTTTCAGCTGATTACGATCGGTTGATGTTATCGTTTGAATGGGCGTGGTTACAGGATAGATTTAAGAATTTATATTCGGTAAAGAGTTAAAAATTATCTGATCAAAATAAATTTTTAGATCATTCCCTAACAATAATTTTTTATTTCTTTCTCGTCTTAGACTAGTTTTTTGGTATATATGTTCCCAGTTGTAATGTTTTATTTCCTCTAACAAGACATATAAATTTTTAAGACGTATTGATGGATCGACTGTATTTTCGTATTTAGAGTGATCAATGATGTCTCTGTAAACATCAAAACCATATTTCTCTAATAGAGATATTATACCAACGCCGCCAAATATTACAAAGATTTGTTCTGCTAATAAACATTTAATTGTTTTTTCTGTAAACATTGCGTAATTAATTGTATGTTCCAAAACAATATTCACATAACTGTTGAGGTAAGCAGGATTGGTATAATCTAATAAATTTTCAATGTTATTTTTTATAGGCGCCAATGGCAACTGGCACTTTAAATTTTCTTCAAAATAAGATTGACCATTTTCTATATAATCATTAATACAATCAGACGCTGTGTCTCCTTGTGGTATATTATTAAAAGAAATTAAAGATTGCTTCCAGAAAGTGCTTTTGTGTAATTTAATTAAATTAGCTGCTCTAATCGCACGATATCTATAAGACAGGCAAGAAAAAATATATTGTTTTTCGAAAAAATTACAAGATGTTTCGGTATTGATATTATAATATTTAGGGTAAGCAATCAACCAGTAAGGAAAGGTAATAGTAGAACAATTTTCATCGACAGGCGATAGAATGAAACAAGGGGCAGAAAAATGACAGAGGGGATAATTCAGTGTTCCAACATGACAATGATCAGTTACGATTATAACGGCATCAAAATTATTTTCGTTTATTTCTTTAATGAAACTTTCATAGATATTATTCTCTAGTTTTTCACGGTAAAGTATACAAACATAATGTTTTTTTGTAGCTTCTGCTAATAGGGGCAAAAAAGAAAAATTTATTACACTTTTAATATCATGTAATTTTGATTGTAAATCATAATTGTACATTTTATAAGATTATCATAGCAAGAAACTTATTTATTTTTCTATATATCTTATAATACTCTCCGCTACAGTTTCTACTTCTTCATCAGATAGTTCAGGGTAGATAGGTAAACTAACACATTCTCTGGTAAAAGCCGAGGTTTCTGTATATAAATCGCGGCTGTAATCTACATAATTAAAGCCTACACCTAGATCGTATAGTGCGTACTCGTAGTGTATCTTAGTTTCAATTCCATCTAGACTTAAACGGTGCATGAGACTATTTCTATGATCGGTTCTAATAACAAACTTATGCCAAGCATGTTCTACACCTTCGTTTGGTGCAAGGATGTCTACATAAGGGTATAGGCGATCGATGTAGTAGTTGGCTATCTCTGTGCGCCGTCGCTGCCAAGCATCAAAGTGTCCTAGTTTAACTGTCATTTGAGCACAGTCTGCTTCACTCATCTTACTGTTAGTACCCGGTCGATCGTGTACAATTTTACCGTTGTCTCTTAGGGCACGACAAGTTTCATATAGATGAAAATCATCAGTTAGTATCATACCGCCGGATCCATAGTTGTTTAAGTTCTTAGTAGGATCAAAACTTAACACACTAATGTCTCCCATCTTGCCGCTAGGCACACCGTTATAACTTGCACCAAAACTTTGGGCAGCGTCTTCGATAACAATTAAATCATCGTTAAAAAATCTTGTCTGTAATTGGAATCTGTTCCAGTCAACACAGTTACCAAATAAATTTACATACATTATAGCACCAACACTATCGTCTAATTTGTATTCAAACGATTCTAGATCAATCAAACCTTTGTAATCTACATCACAAAAAACCGGCGTAAATTCATTCATTAATACGCTATTAATGGTAGCTACAAAACTAATTGTTGGGATTAATACAGAATAAGGCGGTCTAACCATAGTCGCCTTTTGTGAAAATATTAAAGCTTGCGTACCTGAATTTACCGATAATGCATATTGTCGGTGACAGCGTCGTGCTATCTTATTTTCAAATTCTCTAGTGTATTCGCCGTCCAACACACGGCCAGTAGAATACACTCTGTCAGTAATGTCTAATATTTCTTCTCGTAGATTTTGATATTGCCGGTGTATGCCAAAGAAAGGAATAATACTCATCTCCAGCTTGGACCTGTTACCCATCCAACAATACTTTTACGTGTTCCTTTAGTAACTTTAGTAACTTCATGCAATATATACGAGGGAAAGAAGGTAATACTACCTCTTGCTTTTTTTCCTACTTGTGGTTCTGATCCACATTTTATCAATAATTCACCGCCTTCGTATTCACTTGGGTCAGTTAGTTGCAATGTAAAACTTAGTTTTCTTACAGCTTTATTTGGATTAATATAGCCTAAATCAATATGATCTTTATAAAATTGACCTTCATTATAAACTGTATATTGTAAAGTTTCAATTCGATTTAAATCAAAATTAAAATATCTTTCGTTGGCACTATTAATTAAGCCAGTTAGTCTTTCAAAAATCCATTTATTATTTGGATCATTCGAAGATATAAATTGTATATTACTGTTTCTAACTGATAAATCTGTGTTACTATTGGTGTTTATTTTAGCTGTGAATAAATCTGGATCGCTTACAATATTTTCTATAAAGTCTAGTTCTTCGTTAGTAAAAATATTATCATACCAGGCATAGAATTCCAGCTCTGACATTTTTAACCACCAATCATATGTCTCGTTTGTCATTTTTGAATTCCTAATCGTTGTTGCCAGTAAGTAGAGGATCTAAACCACTCGTGGTATTTCACGAATCCTTCTTCCACATTAGTGGTTGGTGCATACCCAAAGTCTTTGACCGCACGATCAATGTTCAATCTACCACGCTTGGGAAAGGCCAAGTCTCTATCTTCTATCTGTAGGCTACCTTGACCTGCTATGTTTATGGCCAGTTCGGCTGCGTCTTTAAGAGTGTATTGCTGTTCTGCACTGCGGGTTATATTGTAAATCTTGTTTGCACTATTTGTGCTTATGGTAGCCTGCACAATGCCCATGGCAGCATCCTGTACATAGGTAAAGTCCAGCACTTCGTTGGCACCTTTTACTCGTAATACATCACCGCTCATGGCGCCTAACATGAACTTGCTGACCACTCGATCCTCGACGTCTAATTCACCATATACAGCACTGGGTCGAATGATCACATATTCAAATCCATATTGGCGAGCATAGTCTTCCACCAGTTTTTCGCCCATGTACTTCATGATGCCGTATTGACCAATTGGCCGACATACAGCATCCTCAGTTACATCTGACTCAAAGTCGCCATACACCATACTAGAGCTTATATACACAAATCTTTTGATTTTGTTTGATCGAGCTGCCTCCAATAGATTTATTAATCCAGTACTCATGACCTCACTGGCAACCACCGGATTTTGTGAGACAACCTTTTGTCTTGGAAAACTGGCCAGATGAACCACGGTGTCGCAGTTGAAGATACCTATTCTGCTTCTTATATCGTCGGTGTTTCTGATATCAGCCACAAGCGGCACTGCACGTATTCTTTTAAATCTTTCTTTTAAAAGATAATCCAGTTCTGCCTGCGGCACAAAGCCGTATGTGGTTCTATTGTCAATACCAAAACATTCAATACCACGTTGCTCAAAAAAACGCACAACATTGTGGCCAATGAATCCACCAGCACCTGTTATAAATATTTTCATTGATATTTTAGTCTAAAGTAAGTTTCTGCCTCAGGACTGAGCTTGCCTGTAATTACAACACGATATCCCATTGTAGTTGGATCTGGTGTGACATGAAATACAGGTTGTTCTGTCACATTTGCCATCACCCACTTACCATGTTCAGTTTGTTGCCACTCTCCGATAGGGAATCCTGCATACAGATAAGGATCCTCCACATCCGGCATACGGAATTCATGCAGTATCATACTGCCATTCGAGCCTTGATAGCGTCATGCGATTGATATCCGTCTAACACAATATCGCCCATTGTAAATTCTGTGATTTCTTGTATGCCTGGACTTAATAGCAGTCGTGGAGCAGGTAATGGCTCACGCTTTAACTGTTCTTTTACCTGATCTACATGGTCCAAATATATATGTGCATCGCCGAGTACATGAACAAACTCGCCTACATCGAGGCCGCACACATGAGCAATCATGTGTGTCAGCAAACTGTAGCTTGCTATGTTAAAAGGAACTCCCAAGAACATATCACAAGAACGCTGGTACATCTGGCACGACAACCTTCCATCTGCTACATAAAACTGTGCAAAACAATGACACGGCGGCAAGGCCATACGGTCCAACTCGCCGGGATTCCATGCAGTTAGTATGTGCCTACGACCGTAAGGATCAGATCGAATACCTTCAATCAACTGTTTTAGTTGATCCACTTCCCGTACTTCAACATCGTTGCCTTGCCTGCGATATGTAACACCAAAGTCGTCTCTAAATGTACCGCCAGCAGCTCTGGGTTTGACAGTGCGCCAGCGACGCCATTGCACACCATACACACGACCGAGGTCGCCTTCAAATTTAGCACGAGGCCGCCAATAAGGAGCCATTGCATTTGGAGTCCAGATAGTTACCGTTCCGTCTCGAGTGCCGTGAGTAATTTCTGCGAGCCTACGCTCATCTCCGGATCCTTCAATCATCCACAACAGTTCGCCTACCACACTCTTCCAGGCAAGTTTTTTAGTAGTTACAGCAGGAAAGCCTTGGCTCAAATCATATCGTTGTTGCATACCAAATTTGCTTATGGTACCTACACCCGTACGATCATTTCTGCGTGTGCCTGTTTCCAATACATCACGCAAGGCCGTTAAATATTGTTGTTCCATTTATAAAGGTCTAAAAATATCTACGTTTTTGTAGATACTAAAGTTTAACATTTTATCTGCGCTAGGTCTAGAACTAGTAATCCGCATGCCTGTCATAAATGCCCGCATGTCTATTCTGACATCACTGAATGCGGCACCTTT